ATGACCTTTATTGCCGACCACAGCCAGGAAACCGGCCATGCGGATGTGTTTTTTGCCCTTTCACACGCGGCGGATAATGAACCGCTGAACTACGAAAATTCCCGCCGATCCATCTGGAAAATGAGTCAACACTCATGAAAAAACGTCAATCCCGCCGTCAGGCGGCGCGCAACAGTGGCAAGGTCGCCGTCAGCCGTCAGCGGAACATGAGCATGATCAAGACCGGCACCCTGGGCAATCCTGAACCGGTACTGACCACAGGTACTGATTACCGCGATATCTGGTACGACAACGCGGTCGATCACTATTCACTGCCCATTGACCGGCTGGCGCTGGCGCAGCTGGTAAACCTCAACGGCCAGCACGGAGGGGTGCTCTATGCCCGGCGCAATATGGTGGCCGCCGATTATCGGTGCGGCGGCCTGAGCCACGAGCAGCTGAAGGCCGGCATGTTTGATTACCTGACCTTTGGCGATCTGGCCATCCTGAAAGTGCGCAACGGCTGGGGCGAAGTGATCGCCCTGGCTCCGCTGCCCTAGCTCTATCTGCGTCTGCGCAAAAGCGGCGAATTCCTGATATTGCAACAGGGCGAGCCGCTAGTTTACACCCGCCAGAAGACGTCATTTTTCTGCAACAGTACGATCCGCAGCAGCAGATTTACGGTCTGCCGGACTATATCGGCGGGATCCACTCGGCGCTACTTAACAGCGAGGCCACTATTTTTCGGCGTCTCTACTACCATAACGGCGCGCATACGGGCGGCATCATTTACACCAATGATCCGAACCTCAGTCCTGAAATGGAAGAGCAAATCATGGAATGCGTTGAGCAGGGAAAAGGGGTCGGAAATTTTAAAACGCTGTTTGTCAGTATTCCGAAGGGCGATCCCGAGGGCATCAAATTTATTCCTATCGGCGATATCAGCGCCAAGGATGAGTTCAGCAATATCAAGAATATCAGCGCTCAGGATGTGTTAACCGCACACCGCTACCCGGCCGGGCTGGCGGGGATTATTCCCAGCAATGCCGCGGGCCTCGGCGACCCGGTCAAGGCGCGGGAAACCTACCGGCAGGACGAGGTGATCCCGCTTCAGCGCATACTACGGGATGCCGTCAATCATGACCCTGAGATCCCCGCGCATTTGCACCTGATGTTTGGTGAAGAGGCGGCAAAAACCGATACGGAAACGGCATAAAAAATGGTATAATTCAGTGTCTTTTACAGTTTTTGGTGAGATGAACATGCGCGTCATGAAACCCCGCTGCAAGGTCTGTGGCGCACCGGCCATCATAAAAAAAATCGTTCATCATCATCCCGAACTGGATACGCTGTATTGTGCCTGTAATGACATGGAGTGCGGGCATACCTTTGTGCTCAATATCACCTTTTCCCACACACTGAGTCCCAGTGCCAAAACTGCCGACAAGCTGTTTAAAGCCGTGGTTGACGGCATGAATCCGCAACAGAGACAAATGGTGATGGAATTTCTTCAACAACCCACCGCTTGAACTGAGAATGGCATGCCCAAAACGACGCTCCATTATTTTTTATTCATCTCGATTAATGCTTGCTTGATTTTGTCAAGAGATTTTTTCGGCGTATAAACGACCGGCTTGCTTCCACCACCACCTGACTTCAGCAAGAGGCCAGCCTCAAATAATTTTTCAAGGTTTTGCCTGGCCGCACTTTCAGAGATCCCGGCTTTCTTAGAAAAATCAGACACCAAAAAACGCGACTCAGGATCAATAATAATTTCATTAAAAATCATTATTTGAATATCAGATAGACGCGAAAGGAAGCCATGATTAAAAAGCCAGCTATTAAATTCTCTCAACTTTAATGATGATTCTCTTACATGCTCCAGCGTTTCATTTACCGCGCGTTCAAATATTCTGCATTGATAATCAACAAAATAAGTGACATCCAGATGATCGGTTTCAGTTTTCAAGTAAGCCTCACCGTACTGTATCGGTGCAACCTTTAATAATTTTGATATGGAAACATATTTAAGCAATTCATAACCGTGCCGAAAAAGCTGCCAGTAACATAGTGCTCTGGCCACACGTCCATTTCCATCAAAAAAAGGATGAATGTACCCTAATGAAAAATGCATAATGCATGCTTTTATTACAGGGTGAATATAATGACTCGGTTTTACGTTTTCCTCATGTTGGATATTGATCCAATTCACAAAACTCCTCAATAATTCCGGTAACAAAGCAGCTGAAGGAGGAACATGGATGATCTCGTCATCACGTCCCGCGACATAAACAGAATCATCGTCTCTGAGAGTGCCAGGACTGTATTTATCGTCGTCAATCCCTTTGCATGCGGTTGCATGAAACTGCAATAATAATGGCAACGTCATGTCTTCATGGTGACTCTCCCATGTCAGTTGCATCAAACGATGATTGCCCAATATCATCTGTTCGCCTTCACTGCGTGGTTCGCGCTTTTCCTCAAGCATTTGTTTCGCTACTGTCCGGTCCGGGTTGTCGAAGCGCCTTCAAGCTGGCTTGATGCAATACCTTTATCATGGGCAAACATGTGTAAAAATTACATCGATGCACTGACTTCCCGCGTTAATTCAGTTAGGGCGGCGCGAGTACAACGCCGATCAATGAGCGAGCAGGTTTTTTGCATACCCGGAAGTAGCATCAACAGCGGAACCGTGCCCGACCCCGTACCCAAGGCGGCAGATAACCCTTGAATAGGGCGTCTGGCATGCTCTCGGGCTAAGTTAATGAGTGACCAGATAGCCCGCCTTTTTTCTTCATTATCTGTTTTGTTACAAATATCATCCCAGTGCACATAACGCCCCTTATCATCCACAGGCGAGAGATAGTCGCTCATGACATCATCGAAACTGCACCTCAATATGCGCTGGCAGGGAAGGATTGCTTTTATCAGCGTGGTGCTGTGTGGGGCTTTTTTCATATCTCCCTCTTCTCTCTCATATATCTGGAAATATGTTAGCAATATAACACCGCTTATGTCCATTTATGGCATTCTTTTCCCCCGCCACGTAATAACATTCTTCCTCCGGCACACCTGGCCGTACAGTTAAAGAGGCTTTGTTGAATAAATCGAACTTTTAGGTGACTGGCGGCTCTGATCACTACATTCGTTTCAACATCAGGTCTCCATGGCAAAGCAAAAGTTTAAAATCACCAACTGGCCCGCATATAACAATGCGCTCAGGCAGCGGGGGGACCTGACAGTATGGCTTGATGAGTCAGCCATTGCTGCATGGACTGAGAGTACACCACCTGAACATCGTGGCCGGCCGCTTCACTACACCGATATGGCCATTACCACGGTTCTGATGAGGCTTTGTTGAATAAATCGAACTTTTAGGTGACTGGCGGCTCTGATCACTACATTCGTTTCAACATCAGGTCCCCATGGCAAAGCAAAAGTTTAAAATCACCAACTGGCCCGCATATAACAATGCGCTCAGGCAGCGGGGGGACCTGACAGTATGGCTTGATGAGTCAGCCATTGCTGCATGGACTGAGAGTACACCACCTGAACATCGTGGCCGGCCGCTTCACTACACCGATATGGCCATTACCACGGTTCTGATGATAAAGCGCGTGTTTAACCTTTCGCTCCGGGCGTTACAGGGTTTCGTTGACTCGATTTTTAAACTGATGGGGCTGTCGCTGCGCTGCCCAGATTACTCTCTGGTCAGCCGGCGAGCAAAAACCGTCGACATCAGCATAAAAACGCCAACCCGCGGCGAAATCTCACACCTGGTCATCGATGGCACCGGCCTGAAAATCTTCGGCGAAGGCGAATGGAAAGTCAGGCAGCATGGGGCTGAGAGGCGCAGAGTATGGCGCAAGCTTCATCTGGCAGTAGATAGCGCGACACATGAAATTATCTGTGCCGATTTATCGCTAAGCGGTACGACAGATGCGCAGGCGCTGCCCGGGCTGATTAACCAAACCCACCGGAAAATCAGGGAAGCGTCGGCTGACAGTGCTTACGATACGCGTTACTGTCATGATGCTCTGCTGAGGAAAAAAATAAAGCCGCTTATCCCACCGCGAAGTGGTGCGCAATATTGGCCAGCTCGATACCATGAGCGTAACCATGCGGTGGCAAATCAGCATCTGAGCGGCAATAACGATACCTGGAAAAAGAAAGTAGGTTATCACCGGCGTTCACTGGCTGAAACGGCCATGTTCCGGTTTAAAATACTTCTGGGTGGTCATCTGAGTCTGCATGACTATGACGCGCAGGTAGGTGAGGCTATGGCAATGGTCAAAGCGCTTAACCGGATCACGTTGTTAGGAATGCCAAACAGCGTCCGCATCATGTAACAATCGCCCTGATAGGGAGGAAGTCGTCACAAATTTCGGATTTATTCAACAAAGCGTTCTGATGATAAAGCGCGTGTTTAACCTTTCGCTCCGGGCGTTACAGGGTTTCGTTGACTCGATTTTTAAACTGATGGGGCTGTCGCTGCGCTGCCCAGATTACTCTCTGGTCAGCCGGCGAGCAAAAACCGTCGACATCAGCATAAAAACGCCAACCCGCGGCGAAATCTCACACCTGGTCATCGATGGCACCGGCCTGAAAGTCTTCGGCGAAGGCGAATGAAAAGTCAGGCAGCATGGGGCTGAGAGGCGCAGAGTATGGCGCAAGCTTCATCTGGCAGTAGATAGCGTGACACATGAAATTATCTGTGCCGATTTATCGCTAAGCGGTACGACAGATGCGCAAGCGCTGCCCGGGCTGATTAACCAAACCCACCGGAAAATCAGGGAAGCGTCGGCTGACAGTGCTTACGATACGCGTTACTGTCATGATGCTCTGCTGAGGAAAAAAATAAAGCCGCTTATCCCACCGCGAAGTGGTGCGCAATATTGGCCAGCTCGATACCATGAGCGTAACCATGCGGTGGCAAATCAGCATCTGAGCGGCAATAACGATACCTGGAAAAAGAAAGTAGGTTATCACCGGCGTTCACTGGCTGAAACGGCCATGTTCCGGTTTAAAACACTTCTGGGTGGTCATCTGAGTCTGCATGACTATGACGCGCAGGTAGGTGAGGCAATGGCAATGGTTAAAGTACTTAACCGGATCACACTGTTAGGAATGCCAAACAGCGTCCGCATCATGTAACAATCGCCCTGATAGGGAGGAAGTCGTCACAAATTTCGGATTTATTCAACAAAGCGAGTTAAAGACAGAACTCCGAGGCAACGCGTCCGCGTTGCTCACGTCAACGGCCAACTTCGGCACAATCTTCCACTGCTTCAGCCGGGTCAGGATCGGTGAGTCCCCGCCAACGACCGTATCGAACAGGCCGCGAATACTGAGCATTTCCTCGCCGTACTGATTGAGTACCTCAGCGGGCTGGTACCAGGTGCGCACCGCCAGATCATCACGCTTGACCAATGGCCCGCCCTGGGCATTGACGTACCCCGCCCAGTCGGGGGCGTTGGCCGCATCGTGGCAGGCAGCAAATTCCACGCTCAGGCCGTGCGCGGTTTCGCTGTCATTCAGGCGGCGCAGCTCCCGCCAGACGGTGACGGGAGTGCAGCCAATAAACTGAAATTGACGAATGCCCCAGCGTGAAGCCCAGGCGGTGGCGCGCTGTGCGCTTTCCTTTAGCGGTCTGCCGCTTTCGTCGTCGGTTTCACCGTCCAGGGCATAGCCGTCGATGTTTTTCGAGATGTATTTGGCAACGTACCCGGTGGCGCTGCCTTTTTCCGGGTCAATGGCTTTGGCATCAAACCGGGCGCTTGCCGCGACGGCGCTGCGTAATTCCTCACAGTCTGCCGCTATGGCATAGTCGCGTAGGATTTCCAGGATGCGGGGCATGTCTTCCGGGCGGGCAAATACCAGTAAATGGCTGTGCGGCGTACCGTCATGGTGTGGCTCGGCGACGCGCATACCAAAAAAGCGCAGCTTCTGGCGATGGCTTTTGGCGCGGGCGCAGGCCCAGACGCTATTAAGGTAGCGCTGGGTGTCTGCCGGGCTGGCCCCGTTCCATTTACGGTTAACGCGCCCATTTTTTAGCGTGGCGTGATGGCTTGAGGGGGCGGTAACAGTGACAAATGCGCCAATATAGCCCTGTTCATTGGCGATATCTTCATAACCCCTTATACGCACCATCAGTTCAGTCCGTCGGATGGCGGGATTGGCCTGGCTGGCGGCATAGCCATCCATCAGGCTGATACGGTTACCCTCTTCGTCTTCCAGCTCCATGCATTTGCGCCACTCGTTGGTGCGGCGACGCTGTTCGTGCCAGTCACGCAAGGCGGTTGTGCTGACGTTCGGGGAGGCCTGCTTGTGGACATACCCCATGGCGATAGCCAGATGTTCACGCCAGCGGTTGGCGGTACGGCGCAGGTTGTTCAGCCACCACCGCGCATCACACATTCGCCTGTTGGCCGGTTGGGCATCAAAGGGAACAAAACATTTTTCCAGCTTGTTCCAGAGCGACGGCTGTACGCCCAGCAGGCGGGTGATCCGAGCGAGATGGTGATAGTGGTCATAGACGATGCGCCATTCGGTTTTATCGCCCAGCGCGTGGGTCAGGCGGGCCACTTCCGTGGCGGCAACATGGGCGGCGGCGTTCGTCAAGGACTTAAGCGCCTGACTGTCCAGGTCGGGCAGGCGCTGATGCTGGGTGCGCAGGCGCAAAAAGGCCACCACGCCATTATGCTGGGGGGGATTGGGTTGCGCGGTCGCCAAACAGTGCACAGAAATCGTCATCTGCTATTTCATTCAAGCAATAACCGGGGTTCACTCGCGCAATGCGCGGTAACATCACCTTAACCACGGACTCAGTTTAACCAGCGGCGGGCGCTGTCAAAGCCCTTTTGCTTTTCGCGCTGGTCGAAGCGCCAGTAAATACTTGAACTGACCGTTTCCAGCTGGTCGTCAACCCGCCTTCTCGCCTGGAGAAACTCCTTGCGGCGAAGCTCGGCAAGACGCATTTCCTCATGGGTCGGAATACCCCGCTCAATCGGCAGCAGGAGCTTGTTGTTCCAAGGGTAGACGACGCTGGACTGCGGCATATCAGACAAACTCCAGCCACTCATCCGTAAGGAAACCATCCGCTTCGGAGGTCGACGGCCGAGACTGCCGCACCGGCAACGTGGCTATCACTTCCCCGGCTTTACCCCGACTAGCCCCCTTGGCGGCGATGCTGTAATGGGTGTGGGTGTAGTGAAACGTAAAGCCTTGATAGGCGGCGTGGGTCTTGGGGGTGTTATTGCCCGAAAGCACGACAGGGACGTCCCAGCGCAGGTGGGTCTCCGTCAGGGCATCGGCCAGCGCCTGATGTTCTTCGTCCCGAAACGGCGCGATGTAATAACCGGTGAAGCCGTCTCTGTCTTCAGGTGGTAAATAAGGCGGATCGGCATAAACTGCGCAGTGTTCATTTACATGGAACGCCAATGTTTCCTCAAAGAGCAGGCAGACAAACCGGGTATGGGTATCGCGCGCCTTTTCGGCGAACAGGCAGATTTCCGCGGCGGGGAAATAGGGCTTCTTGTAACGTCCATACGGTACGTTAAATTCGCCCCGCAGGTTATAACGGCACAGGCCGTTGTAGCCATGGCGATTCAGGTAAAGGAACACGGCGGCACGTTTAAGGCCCGTGGTCGCTCGCCATTGGGCGAAATCGGTGCGGTAACGAAAATAGTCAACAGAGGTGTTGGCGTGCTTGAATAGCGGTAGCGCGGCCTGTATGATACCTTCCGGGCTATCCACAACCGCTTGGTAGATAATTGATAAGGTCGGGGTTAATGTCTGCCAGTACATAGCGAGGGTAGTCGGTATCGAGGAAAACCGAGGTACCGCCGACAAAAGGTTCGACCAGGCAGTCAGCCGCCTGGCAGGAAGGGGCGCAAGCGGGGCATCAGGCGAGACTTGCCGCCCGCCCATTTCAGGATAGGTTTCATCTGCGCGTCCTCAGCAATGTTCGAGAAAGGGGGCGGAATGACGCTGCCAGATTTCCGCCACCACCTGCGCCTGATAGCGGGCATCATCAAGAGCGTAGTGCTCCGGGGTCTGGCGCGGCGGCGGGCAATAGTCGTTTGCTTGCGCCAGCGACAGCAGGGTGCGCATATTTCGCACTCGCCAGAAATGCCAGGGAATGGGCAGGCCATGGAGCTCAAAGGCCGCGCTTAAAATCACCACGTCAAAGCTGCCACCCTTGCACCAGATGTTCAGGTGCTTGCGGCCAGCGGGTATCTGGCTGGCGTTGATGTAATTCAGCAACGCATTCAGGGCATCACTCGCAGAAAGGCGAGGGTCAATAATCAATTCGGCGCGCGCTTGTGCGTCCTGACATAACCACCACAACGCCGTATCGACTTCCGCACGGGCGCCGGCAGCCTCATCACTGCGCGGGTCAACGCGGGCATAAAACGCTTTGCCCAACTGGCCGGTAGTCGGTTCAAAAAAGACGGCGCCAATCGCCGCCAGTGGCGCACTAGCACGAACGCCGAGGGTTTCAATGTCTATCATGAGATGATTCATCGTGGTGACCCCTCGGTGATATCATGCATTGACAAACGCAGCGCTATCCAGTCATTCAGCGCGTCCAGTATTTTGTCTGCGGGTACAGCGCGGGCGCGTTGCGATTCCAGAAAGGCGCTGAGCATGCCAAGCAGGTGTCCGCGTTCGCTTTTCCTGGCCGCCAGACCAATGCTCATGAACTCCGGATCGGTTAAACCGGGCGTCAGGCGAATGCGATTTGGCGCGCCGCCCTGACGGGTGTGGGTTATTTCAGTCATGGTGAATTCTCCTTTATTCAGGCCGTGCGAAGCCCTGGCGTCATGCGCCGTTTTTATTTCACTTTAATGGCAGGTAATAATTTACTGAGGTACTAAGCGATTAACATAATTTTCCATTAACCACTTTATGCGCTCCCTCAAATCCTTTTCTATTCCGGCAATAAATTCCTGTACGTAAGGCTTTTGTGGGTCAACATAAAAATAGGCGTAATTACCCTGCGCCAGAATAGAAAAACCGTTTTGCATGGCGGGCAATACATGATAGAGAATTTGGGTCATATCGTCGGCATTCATAATAAAAACCCTTAATGGTGACAACTATTTTTAGCAGCCGCCTGAACAGAACGGCATAACATGACGCTGTACCTCCTTCGGCAATATCGGCTCGGGGACATTGCCTAATGTCAGGGAGTTAAGTGCGGGCTTTAATGCCTCTACACTTCCCCTATCCCTCCCCGATGAAAAAGGCGAGCTGATGAAGTTCACGTATTTCATGTGCCATGGCACGAAAATAGACCGGCCACTTTTCCGGTTTATTCGCGCAGCCAACATAATAATGTCGTAATGATTCATTCATATAGTCGGCACAAAAATGATTCACGACAGACTCCTTTTATCCGCGATAAGCTTTTTTTTGAAGTGCCTTGCCGCATGTTTTCGGCGGGCTTTGGCGCGGATCTGGTCATCTTTGTGCTGCCTGCTCTCCCTGATATCGATAATGACCGCATAGAGGGAGAGCGGCAGTGCAATAAGCAGCAGGAGGGCCGGTACTAAATAATCCATCCACCATAAATCTTGTAATATCATCATGTCTTACCTCAAAAAAAGAGTAGCAATGTAAGTCATTCAGTGGTACTTATTCTTTTAGTCCGTGCTTTTCCTTGTATGCGTGTCCTGTGGCACTGTATAAGTTCGTTAAAACATCAGCCAGTACAGAGATATCCATTTCCGGGAGTCGCTTTCTCCAGTATTCTCTGGCTCGCATCGAATCCCAGATGCCGTAAATCTGGTATTTAGTTGCACGGTGCATTTCCTCGAAATAGCTGTCATACTTATCTTTGTTTTCTGCGAGAGTACTCATAATAAAATCACCTCAAAATATCGCTTTGTTTAAAAGGAGCAATAATCCATGGACAACTTATCCACTGAGTGCTGGTTCCGGTCACATCCGATCACTGATTCCGATTTCACCCGATCACTGGCTTTGTTGAATAAATCGAACTTTTAGGTGACTGGCGGCTCTGATCACTACATTCGTTTCAACATCAGGTCCCCATGGCAAAGCAAAAGTTTAAAATCACCAACTGGCCCGCATATAACAATGCGCTCAGGCAGCGGGGGGACCTGACAGTATGGCTTGATGAGTCAGCCATTGCTGCATGGACTGAGAGTACACCACCTGAACATCGTGGCCGGCCGCTTCACTACACCGATATGGCCATTACCACGGTTCTGATGATAAAGCGCGTGTTTAACCTTTCGCTCCGAGCGTTACAGGGTTTCGTTGACTCGATTTTTAAACTGATGGGGCTGTCGCTGCGCTGCCCAGATTACTCTCTGGTCAGCCGGCGAGCAAAAACCGTCGACATCAGCATAAAAACGCCAACCCGCGGCGAAATCTGACACCTGGTCATCGATGGCACCGGCCTGAAAGTCTTCGGCGAAGGCGAATGGAAAGTCAGGCAGCATGGGGCTGAGAGGCGCAGAGTATGGCGCAAGCTTCATCTGGCAGTAGATAGCGTGACACATGAAATTATCTGTGCCGATTTATCGCTAAGCGGTAGGACAGATGCGCAGGCGCTGCCCGAGCTGATTAACCAAACCCACCGGAAAATCAGGGAAGCGGCGACTGACAGTGCTTACGATACGCGTTACTGTCATGATGCTCTGCTAAGGAAAAAATAAAGCCGCTTATCCCACCGCGAAGTGGTGCGCAATATTGGCCAGCTCGATACCATGAGCGTAACCATGCGGTGGCAAATCAGCATCTGAGCGGCAATAACGATACCTGGAAAAAGAAAGTAGGTTATCACCGGCGTTCACTGGCTGAAACGGCCATGTTCCGGTTTAAAACACTTCTGGGTGGTCATCTGAGTCTGCATGACTATGACGCGCAGGTAGGTGGAGCCTGTTTAGAAATTTGTGTATTTGCCTGATTTTGATATGTTCAATCCAACATCAAAAACAGGTTAATTTATGGACGAAAAACAGTTGCAGGCTCTGGCTAACGAACTGGCCAAAAATCTCAAAACCCCTGAAGATCTCAGTCACTTCGATCGGCTGCTGAAAAAAATTAGCGTCGAAGCAGCTCCCAATGCCGAAATGACCCATCACCTCGGCTACGATAAAAATCAGCCTAAACCGGGGACCAACGCCCGCAACGGCTATTCCACAAAAACCGTTACCACTGGCGATGGCCCGCTGGCGCTGCGTACTCCGCGCGATCGTGACGGTTCCTTTGAACCGCAACTGGTGAAGAAGAACCAGACCCGGATTACCGGGATGGATAACCAGATTTTATCGTTGTACGCCAAAGGGATGACCACCCGCGAGATCGCCGCCGCGTTTAAAGAGCTGTATGACGCCGATGTCTCGCCGGCGCTGGTTTCAAAGGTCACCGATGCGGTCATGGAGCAGGTTGTCGAATGGCAAAACCGGCCTCTGGATGCAGTCTATCCCATTGTTTATCTTGACTGTATCGTTCTAAAAGTCCGGCAGGACAGCCGCATCATCAACAAATCTGTGTTCCTGGCGCTGGGCATCAACATCGAAGGCCAGAAAGAGTTGCTAGGTATGTGGCTGGCCGAAAATGAAGGCGCAAAGTTCTGGCTGAACGTGCTGACAGAGCTGAAAAACCGCGGCCTGAACGATATCCTTATCGCCTGCGTAGACGGGCTGAAAGGTTTCCCTGACGTTATTAACGCGGTGTATCCGGAGACGCGGCTCCAGCTGTGTATCGTGCATATGGTGCGCAACAGCCTGCGGTTCGTCTCCTGGAAGGACTACAAGGCCGTCACCCGCGACCTGAAAGCTATCTATCAGGCCCCTACGGAAGAAGCCGGCTTGCAGGCGCTGGAAGCGTTCTCCAGTGCCTGGGACATCCGCTACCCACAAATAAGTCGAAGCTGGCAGGCAAACTGGGCCAATCTGGCCACGTTCTTTGCCTACCCAACGGACATCCGCAAGGTGATCTACACGACCAACGCCATCGAGTCGTTAAACAGCGTGATCCGGCATGCCATCAAAAAGCGCAAGGTGTTCCCGACCGACGACGCAGTGAAAAAGGTGGTGTGGCTGGCGATACAGGCAGCCTCACAGAAATGGACAATGCCTTTGAGGGACTGGCGCATGGCAATGAGCCGCTTTATTATCGAGTTCGGTGACCGCCTGGACGGTCACTTCTGAGAAAAGGCATTTACACAGAATCGTGTACAGGGTCGAAAATCGGAATAACTGATCGGATGTCGCCGGAACAGCTGATCGGATACGTCGAAATCTGCAGCGACCGCGTCCCACACCTTTTCACCCGCGTCTTTAACGAAATTTAATAAACCCATTTCATTCTCCTCTCGGTAATCATCTCAAGTCAACGCCAATTAATTAGCACCGTAATAAAGTATAACATAACGGATTTACCCGCCAGATCGCGAGGGGAGCCAGGCGTTCAGCCTGGCGGCCGGTACCCCGCGCCCGGCATAACCGCGCTAAAACGAACCCCTAGCAGCGGCGCCATGGCGTGGCGACATTAACGCGGCACAAAGCATTAACGGCAGCGAAGGAAGGGTACGGCGTTTACGGCGTGTAGAGTGCGAAGAGAATAAATACAGCAGATACGCTGTCTATTACAGGCTGCGCCTAAAGGGCATGGCGTGGCTGTCATCAAAAATACACCTAAGGATAATATTACCGCTGTTTCCGTGAGCTAGGTTCGGTAAAATCATATTTAAGAATATTCGCAGTCAACTTTATAAATTGCCGAGTTTCAGTACGTTATCTGACCTCATTTTCCAAGATAGTTCCGAATGATCCCGCCTCCAGCCATATCCGGTTTGTACCTGGTCACTTTATCGCATAACGTAGAAAAGCTGTACTCCCCCGTTAAACACTTAACAGTAGGAGGTAATTATGTTGAAGAAGATACTGATGACGGCCTTGGCGCTGTCTGCAATCGGCAGTTCGACCGTTTATGCGGCCGGCGCGGCCGGTACGACCACAGCGGCATCACAGAGCACTTCCGGTAGTGCCAGCAGCAGTGACGCCAGCTTTGTGTCCAGCTCCGTCGCCGCGGTGGCATCGGCCAGCGACCCGGAAAATACCGGCTCGTCTACGTCGACCTCAACCACGACCGCCACGCAGTAACGCTGCGGACATCGCCTCAGGGAGGAAAACAGGCATTCGTTTGTCACACCTCAACCGGCATGAAGCCGGTTTTTTACTGCCCGTAAGCCGCCCGCCAGCGTAACGCCAGGCCGGCCGTTAGCCGTCAATAACCAAACGCATGTTTTCGCCGGTCAGCGCCGCGGTGGCTCAGTTCAGCGTATAGGCAAGGGCAAACAACAATGAGCACCGTTGCTGTTTGAGCTGGAGATGGCTTAAGCGCGTTAGGCAGCGGTAGGTGCGGGATTGCGCTTCAACCCACTGGCTACGCCGGCGCTGGACCTGACGCTGCATGCGCCAGCGGCTGACTTCGTTACGACTTCGTTTCATCACTAAGACCTTTAAACGGGCTTGAACCAACGGACGCCATTATAGCCATTTTTCCCGCCATGCCAAGCCGCACGCGGCTTGCGGGCATCACGCGTCCAGTAAAACAATTTCCTCTTTGCTCCCCTTATGCGTAAACTTAGGCTAACGCTCCGCGAACAGGATTTTTCGCCCCTATGACAACGCTTTATACCGTAATCAACTGGCTATTGCTCTTCGGCTATTGGTTGTTGATCGCAGGCGTCACCCTGCGGGTAATGATGAAACGTCGCGCGGTGCCTTCCGCCATGGCCTGGCTGCTGGTCATCTATATTCTGCCGCTGGTGGGGATTATTACTTATCTGTTATTCGGCGAGCTCAACCTGGGTAAACGCCGCGCCGAGCGTAGTAAAGCGCTCTGGCCCTCCACCGCCCAATGGATTGAAGATCTGAAAGGGTGTCGTCGCATTTTTGCCAGTGAAAATAGCGAAGTGGCTCGCTCTTTGTTTCAGCTCTGCGAGCACCGACAGGGCATGGGCGGCCTGAAAGGTAATCAAATGCAGCTGCTGACCAGTACCGATGATGCGCTGCGGGCGCTGATTCGCGATATCGGTCTAGCGCAAAACAATATTGAGATGGTGTTCTATATCTGGCAGGCCGGCGGCCTGGTGGACCAGGTAGCGGAAGCGTTAATGGCCGCGGCGCTGCGCGGCGTACGCTGCCGGCTCATGCTCGATTCGGCCGGCAGCGTGGCGTTTTTTCGCAGTCCCTACCCCGCGCTGCTGCGCGACGCCGGCGTGAATGTAGTGGAAGCGCTGCACGTCAGTATCCTGCGCGTATTTCTGCGCCGTATGGATTTACGCCAGCATCGCAAAATGGTGCTGATTGACAATTACATCGCCTACACCGGCAGCATGAACATGGTGGATCCGCGCTTCTTCAAACAGGACACCGGTGTTGGCCAGTGGATCGATATCATGGCGCGTATGGAAGGACCGGTGGCCACCGCCATGGGCATCATCTTCTCCTGCGATTGGGAAATAGAAACCGGCGAGCGCATTTTGCCGCCGCCCCCCGACGTCAATATCATGCCGTTTGAACAGGCGACGGAACATACCATACAAGTCATCGCCTCGGGGCCGGGGTTTCCCGAGGGCGTCATTCATCAGGCCTTGCTCACCTCTATCTACGCGGCGCGCGAGCAACTGGTTATGACCACGCCCTATCTGGTGCCGAGCGATGATTTGCTGCACGCCATCTGTACCGCGGCGCAGCGCGGCGTGGAAGTCCATATCATCGTTCCGCGTCATAACGATTCAATGCTGGTGGGCTGGGCCAGCCGAGCCTTCTTCGCCGAGCTGCTGGAAGCCGGCGTGTTAATCCATAAGTTCGAGGGCGGCCTGCTGCATACCAAAAGCGTGTTGGTGGATGGCCAATTAAGTCTGGTGGGAACGGTAAATCTGGATATGCGCAGCCTGTGGCTGAATTTTGAGATAACGCTGGTCATTGACGATGACGATTTCGGCAGCGATCTGGCGCGGGTGCAGGAGGATTATCTAGCCCGGTCGCGGCTTATCGAGGCCAGAGTCTGGTCGAAGCGTCCCTACTGGCAGCGTATCGTCGAGCGGCTGTTCTACTTTTTCAGTCCATTGCTGTAATTTTGCCAGACGGCATGCTGTAATAGCGCCAATTCAGTTAACGGGACAGTGATGATGGATCTGGACAATCTTCTGACGGATGACGAAACGCTCGAAGCGGCCTACGATATTTTTCTCGAACTGGCGCAGGATAATCTCGATCTGGCGGATATCCTGCTGTTCAATTTGCAATTTGAACAGCGGGGCGCGGCAGAGGTGTTTGACCCCTCAGAGGCGTGGCATGAGCAGGTGGATTTCGATCTCAACCCCGATCTGTTCGCCGAAGTGGTGATAGGGCTGGCGGAACAGGACAGGATGGCGGTCAACGACGTGTTTGCGCGTATCCTGATTTGCCGCGCCCGCACCGAGAAAGTCTGCCACATCTTGTGGAAGGAGTGAGTCGAATCGCGTCCGCGGTAGGCATCCGCCGGGCTTGCGCCGCCCCTTGAGAAAAAGCCGGTTCGGCGCGGGCGGTCAACTGACGCCCGGCCGCGGCGAAAGCCGACCCGCCGCCGGGCGGGTCAGGCGCTATTGCGCCAGTTGGGCAACATCCACCTTGATGCAGGAGCAGGCGTGGCGGAAACTGCCCTGTAGGATAGGCCGCGTCACGGCGCACGTCTCGTCGGCCATCGGGCAGCGAGTACGGAACACACACCCCGACGGCGGGTTAATCGGCGATGGCAAATCCCCCTCCAACAGCTGAATTTCCTTATTACGCTCTTTATCCGGGTCCGGAATCGGCACCGCCGACATTAAAGCGCGCGTATAGGATGCTGTGGATTGTGGTACACCTGATCATAGGTACCGAGCTCCACCGCGTGGCCGAGATACATCACCAGAACCCGATCAGAGATATGCTTGACCACCGCCAAATCGTGGGCAATGAAGATTAACGACAGCCCCATTTCCCGCTGCAGCTGCTGTAGCAAATTCACCACCTGCGCCTGAATCGACACATCCAGCGCCGATACGGGTTCATCGCAAATCACCAGCTTGGGCTCGAGGATGAGCGCGCGGGCAATACCAATGCGCTGGCATTGACTACCGGAAAACTCGTGGGGATAGCGGTTGATAAGGTTGGGCAGCAGCCCGACCTTCATCATCATGTTGCGCACTTTTTCCTTCACTTCCCGGCGCGGCATTATCGGGAAATAGGTTTGCAGCGGTTCCGCGATAATGTCGCCAATGGTCATACGGGGGTTTAACGAGGCCAGCGGATCCTGGAAAATCATCTGGATATCGCTGCGCGTGGCGCGCCACTGCGCCGTATTCATATCCTGCAACTCTTTCCCCAGCCAGGCGATGCGCCCGCTGGTGGCCTTGACCAGACCAATCAGCGCCCGGGCAAACGTCGATTTGCCGCAGCCGGACTCGCCGACCACGCCAAGGGTTTCGCCCTCGTACAGCCGCAGGGACACGCCATCCACCGCCTTCAGGCTTTTGGCGGGCTGCCAGAACCACTGTTTATCCCCTTTGACGTCGAAATAGACCTTTAAATTGTCGACGTCGAGAATGACTTTCTTCTTGTCGGCCAGGGTGCTCATACCAGCTCCTCCAATGGCTTATAACAGGCGCGCAGGCGCTGATCGCCAAAGCGTTCCAGCGGCGGCATGGTGGCGCAAATATCCATTGAATAAGGACAGCGCGGCTGGAACGGACACCCCTTGGGTAAGCGCAACAGATTAGGCGGATTGCCGGGGGATGGTGGTCATAATGGCGCTGCCGTCGGCATCCAAACGCGGCACCGCCGCCAGCAGGCCGATGGAATAAGGATGACTCGGGCGATAGAACACATCCCGCGCCTTGCCGTACTCCATGGTGCGGCCGGCGTACATCACCAATACCCGATCGCAGATGCCGGCCACTACGCCCAGATCGTGGGTGATCATGATAATGGCGGTATTAAACTCGCGTTTGAGTTCGTTGAGTAAATTCATGATTTGCGCCTGGACCGTTACATCCAGCGCGGTGGTCGGCTCATCGGCGATCAGCAGTTTCGGTCGGCACAGCAGCGCCATGGCGATCATTACCCGCTGGCGCATGCCGCCGGAAAACTCATGGGGATACATACGCATCCGCTTGCGCGCTTCGGACATTTTCACCGCATCCAGCATACGCACGGACTCGGTGAAGGCGTCATGCTTACTTATCCGTTTATGCAACTGCAGCACTTCCATCAATTGATCGCCCACGCGCATGTAGGGATTCAATGAGGTCATCGGATCCTGGAAAATCATCGAAATCTGCTCGGCGCGCAGTTTATTTAATTGCTTTTCCGGCAGGTTGAGGATTTCGCGGCCGTTAAACATCGCGCTACCGTCGATACGGCCATTGCCCGCCAGCAGCCCCATCAACGCGAAAGCGGTTTGGGACTTGCCCGAACCGGACTCGCCGACGATGCCCAGCGTCTCGCCGGCGCGCAAGGTAAAATTCAGATCGTTGACCACGGTCACCTCGCCATCCTGGGTAGCGAAAGTGACCCGCAAGTCGCGCACATCCAGCAGCGCCGGCGCGGCGGTGTCCGCAGGCGTCATCGCGCCCGGCACCGAAGTGTGATTCGTGCTCAACGCGGCACTCCTTAACGGTCTTTCGGATCGAGGGCGTCACGCAACCCATCGCCGATAAAGTTAAAACAAAATAACGTCACCACCAGAAGCAGCGCTGGGAAAATCAGCAGCCAGGGAGAGACCTCCATCGAGTTGGCGCCATCGCTCAACAAATCGCCCCAGCTGGACAGCGGCTCCTGGGTACCGAGCCCGAGAAAGCTCAGGAAAGACTCAAACAGAATCATGCTCGGCACCAACAGCGACGCGTATACCACCACCACACCCAGTACGTTCGGCACGATGTGACGCAGAATAATGTTGCGGGTGGACACGCCGCTGACGATCGCCGCCTCGATAAATTCTTTACGCTTGAGGCCCAGCGTCTGGCCGCGGACGATACGGGCCATATCCAGCCAGGAAACTAACCCGATGGCGACGAAAATCAAAAAGATGTTCTGCCCGAAAAACGTCACCAGCAGGATGACGAAAAACATGAACGGAAACGAGTTAAGGATTTCCAGCAGCCGCATCATCAGAGAATCGACCTTGCCACCGAGATAACCGGACATCGCGCCATATAACGTCCCCACCACCACCGCCACCAGCGCGGCGGCAATGCCCACCATCAGCGAGATACGTCCGCCGATGGCCACCCGCACCAGCAAATCACGACCGGAGGAATCAGTGCCGAAATAGTGCTGGGAGGCGATATCCGGCGCGTTGGACATCATGGCCCAGTCGGTATCGTCATAGCGGAAAGCGGACAACGACGGCGCCAATATCACGAACAGCGCAATCAGCAGCAGGATAAACAAGCTGGTCAGTGCCGCTTTGTTATGGATAAAGCGTCGGCCCACAGGCTGCGGCCCTCCACTTCCAATTATTCACTGAATTTCTCCAGAGCTTCGCTATTTTTCTTACTCACAATCATTTGCGCGCTCCAGCGTCAATAACGGATTTTCGGGTCGATAACCGCATACAGGACATCGACAATGGCGTTAAACAAGATGGTCAAGGTGCCCAACAGAATGGTCAGGCTCAGCACCAGCGAATAATCGCGGTTGAGCGCGCCGTTCACAAACAGCTGGCCAATACCGGGCAGATCATAAATCGTTTCTATCACCATTGAGCCGGTAATAATGCCCACAAACGCCGGTCCCATGTACGAAATGACCGGCAGCAGCGCCGGCTTCAAGGCGTGGCTGAAAATAATCCGCCGCATCGGCAATCCTTTGGCGCGCGCGGTGCGGATAAAATTGGAATGCAGCACTTCAATCATCGAACCGCGGGTTATGCGGGCGATGCTGGCGATATAAGCCAGAGAAAGCGCGACCATTGGCAAAATAACAAATTTGGGCTCGCCGCCGTTCCAGCCGCCACCGGGCAACCATTTGAGCGTGATGGCGAAAATCAGCACCAGCAGCGGCGCCACCACGAAACTGGGAATGACCACGCCGGTCATCGCGAACCCCATTGCGAGATAGGCCCATTTGGTGTTCTGCTTGAGCGCCGCCATGACGCCCGCAGCGACCCCGACCACTACCGCCAGCAAAAATGCCGCGAGGCCGAGCTTGGCCGAGACGGGGAATGAGTTGGCCACCAGATCGTTGACCAAGTAGTCTTTATATGGCTTTGTTGAATAAATCGAACTTTTAGGTGACTGGCGGCTCTGATCACTACATTCGTTTCAACATCAGGTCCCCATGGCAAAGCAAAAGTTTAAAATCACCAACTGGCCCGCATACAACAATGCGCTCAGGCAGCGGGGGGACCTGACAGTATGGCTTGATGAGTCAGCCATTGCTGCATGGACTGAGAGTACACCACCTGAACATCGTGGCCGGCCGCTTCACTACACCGATATGGCCATTACCACGGTTCTGATGATAAAGCGCGTGTTTAACCTTTCGCTCCGGGCGTTACAGGGTTTCGTTGACGCGATTTTTAAACTGATGGGGCTGTCGCTGCGCTGCCCAGATTACTCTCTGGTCAGCCGGCGAGCAAAAACCGTCGACATCAGCATAAAAACGCCAACCCGCGGCGAAATCTCACACCTGGTCATCGATGGCACCGGCCTGAAAATCTTCGGCGAAGGCGAATGGAAAGTCAGGCAGCATGGGGCTGAGAGGCGCAGAGTATGGCGCAAGCTTCATCTGGCAGTAGATAGCGCGACACATGAAATTATCTGTGTCGATTTATCGCTAAGCGGTACGACAGATGCGCAGGCGCTGCCCGGGCTGATTAACCAAACCCACCGGAAAATCAGGGAAGCGTCGGCTGACAGTGCTTACGATACGCGTTACTGTCATGATGCTCTGGTGAGGAAAAAAATAAAGCCGCTTATCCCACCGCGAAGTGGTGCGCAATATTGGCCAGCTCGATACCATGAGCGTAACCATGCGGTGGCAAATCAGCATCTGAGCGGCAATAACGATACCTGGAAAAAGAAAGTAGGTTATCACCGGCGTTCACTGGCTGAAACGGCCATGTTCCAGTTTAAAACACTTCTGGGTGGTCATCTGAGTCTGCATGACTATGACGCGCAGGTAGGTGAGGCTATGGCAATGGTCAAAGCGCTTAACCGGATCACGCTGTTAGGAATGCCAAACAGCGTTCGCATCATGTAACAATCGCCCTGATAGGGAGGAAGTCGTCACAAATTTCGGATTTATTCAACAAAGCGTCTTTATATTTAAACGACGGACCGAAATCACCGTGGGCCAGCTGCACTAAATAATTGCCGTATTGCGTGAGGATGGGATCGTTCAGATGATATTTGGCTTCTATGTTGGCCATCACTTCCGGCGGCAGGTTGCGCTTGCCGGTAAACGGGCTGCCGGGCGCCAGGCGCATCATAAAAAATGAGATGGTGATCAGAATGAACAGCGTTGGAATCGCTTCCAGCAGCCGTCGGAGAATAAACTTTACCATTACCAGACCTATAACATAGCAGTAGACGATAAAGCGTTTGTAGAACAAACAGGCCATGACCGCCAGCGGTCTGCCCTGTTGTCACGCGTTAAACATCCTTATTGTTTGATAATGTATAGATCTTTTACATATACATTATCCAGCGGATCTTTACCGGTATAACCCCCTACGTAAGGTTTAACCAAACGGGCGTTAACATAGTAATACACCGGGACGATTGCCGAGTCTTTATCCAACTGCTGTTCCGCCTGCTGATAGAATCCGGCGCGCGCATCTTCCGAACCGGCCTGTAGGGCCTGGACCAGCAGTTTGTCAAATGCCGGACTCTTATAATGTGCGCTGTTGTTGGAGCTGTTGGACTGCATAATGTTCAGGAAAGACGTCGGTTCATTATAATCCGCACACCAGCCGGCCCGGGAGACGTCGAAATTGCCCTGATGGCGGGTGTCCAGGAAAGTTTTCCATTCCTGATTTTCCAACTTCACATTCACGCCCAGGTTCTTTTTCCAGATGGACGCCACGGCGATAGCCAGCTTTTTGTGCAGATCCGAGGTGTTGTACAGTAAATCAAAGGTCAGCGGTTTATCTTTAGTGTAACCCGCCTCGGCCAACAATTTACGCGCCTCCTCGTTGCGCTTCTCCTGCGACCAGCCGGACCATTCCGGCGCCGTCAGCTTAGCACCGTCGGTGTAGGGCGGCGTAAAGCCGTAGGCCGGAAGATCGCCCTGCGCTTTCACTTTGTTGACGATGATATCGCGATCCAAGCCGAGCTTCAGCGCGGTACGCACGCGCGCATCGGTGAACGGCGCCTTCTGGTTATTGATTTCGTAATAATAGGTGCACAGGTAGGGATCAATGTAGCGATGCAAAATATTCTGGACTAATTTGCAAACAATTCTGGACTCCCTAAAACCCTAAAAAATAGCTATTTTGGACAGTCCAGAATTGGTTACAAAATTTATAGCTAAGGTAGACGTCAATGTAGTTATCGTATCTGTTAAGTTATGCAGCGAGAGATTTCTGCTCCCGATTTAGCCAAACTTCGTCCTGACAACTCCGGTTCCGTGTTTGACCTGACCACAGGTTAGATTACGGATTTTGACGGCCACACAGATCTATTTTCGTTTCTCCAGCGACTCCCCATTTTCTGCGGAGATACAGCTGATTGGGGAGTCACAGAGCCTGTTTAGAAATTTGTGTATTTGCCTGATTTTGATATGTTCAATCCAACATCAAAAACAGGTTAATTTATGGACGAAAAACAGTTGCAGGCTCTGGCTAACGAACTGGCCAAAAATCTCAAAACCCCTGAAGATCTCGGTCACTTCGATCGGCTGCTGAAAAAAATCAGCGTCGAAGCAGCTCTCAATGCCGAAATGACCCATCACCTCGGCTACGATAAAAATCAGCCTAAACCGGGGACCAACGCCCGCAACGGCTATTCCACAAAAACCGTTACCACTGGCGATGGCCCGCTGGCGCTGCGTACTCCGCGCGATCGTGACGGTTCCTTTGAACCGCAACTGGTGAAGAAGAACCAGACCCGGATTACCGGGATGGATAACCAGATTTTATCGTTGTACGCCAAAGGGATGACCACCCGCGAGATCGCCGCCGCGTTCAAAGAGCTGTATAACGCCGATGCCTCGCCGGCGCTGGTCTCAAAGGTCACCGATGCGGTCATGGAGCAGGTTGTCGAATGGCAAAACCGGCCTCTGGATGCAGTTTATCCCATTGTTTATCTTGACTGTATCGTTCTAAAAGTCCGGCAGGACAGCCGCATCATCAACAAATCTGTGTTCCTGGCGCTGGGTATCAACATCCGAAGGCCAGAAAGAGTTGCTAGGTATGTGGCTGGCCGAAAATGAAGGCGCAAAGTTCTGGCTGAACGTGCTGACAGAGCTGAAAAACCGCGGCCTGAACGATATCCTTATCGCCTGCGTAGACGGGCTGAAAGGCTTCCCTGACGCTATTAACGCGGTGTATCCGGAGGCGCGGCTCCAGCTGTGTATCGTGCATATGGTGCGCAACAGCCTGCGGTTCGTCTCCTGGAAGGACTACAAGGCCGTCACCCGCGACCTGAAAGCTATCTATCAGGCCCCTATGGAAGAAGCCGGCTTACAGGCGCTGGAAGCGTTCTCCAGTGCCTGGGACATCCGCTACCCGCAAATAAGTCGAAGCTGGCAGGCAAACTGGGCCAATCTGGCCACGTTCTTTGCCTACCCAACGGACATCCGCAAGGTGATCTACACGACCAACGCCATCGAGTCGTTAAACAGCGTGATCCGGCATGCCATCAAAAAGCGCAAGGTGTTCCCGACCGACGACGCAGTGAAAAGGGTGGTGTGGCTGGCGATACAGGCGGCCTCACAGAAATGGACAATGCCTTTGAGGGACTGGCGCATGGCAATGAGCCGCTTTATTATCGAGTTCGGTGACCGCCTGGACGGTCACTTCTGAGAAAAGGCATTTACACAGAATCCGGTACGGGCTCCGCGGGTGTATGGCTGAAGCTATTTCAGCACTTTCAAAATAGCGGTCATGAGGCCAACGGCAGCAATCAGCATCCCTCCGACACGAACCGTCATCTGTAATCCCAGCTTATCAAACCTGTTAGCAATATCCTACGGACATCGGCTATCTCTACACGGATAAGTCCTTACGGACATCGTCAAGGTCACGCTTGGTAGCCACACCCGCCACCTCATGAGACTTACGGACGGCAATAGAAATCGCCTTGGCCTGGTCTTTCGGCAACCCGGCGTTTTCCAGTGTCTCAACGAATTCTTGAGTATCAAATGCGACTTGGCCCATGGGGAAGTCCTCCTGTTTATGCCAAGTGTAGCGTATCCACCACATCAACGGAAGGAGTAACACCAATGGCTCCGGCATTTCCAAGCATTTATGGTGCTAACTATTCAACACAAAACGGAAGGTTCTTTCAACGACGAGGCGATATCTGGATACAGATTGAACGATATCTGCCATGTGCCACTGGAACTCTAAATGAACCGCTTGAGGCAACGGCCCTTCGTTGGCTAAACGAACTGGAGAACGGAACGCTCAAGACCAAACGAGCCATCGGAAGTACGGGAGCTACCAAGACCGCTGTATACAAGCTAACCGAAGGTGGCCTCAAAAATAGTTCACCTATGAAGTTTACAAAGTAATTAACTACATCAACGAAAGGAGTTACCTCCATGAACATGAATGACTTCATTGAAATGTTGCAGGAAAAGAAGATCCCGTACTCCATTGACGGAGATAAGATTTTCGTCAATGGAAACCTCAATCTCCATGATGCGAGCATTACCAATTTACCGGACAACCTGAGTGTTAGAGGCTGGCTTGATCTCCGCGGTACAAGCATAACCAGCTTACCGGACAATTTGAGTGTTGATGGCAGCCTTTACCTCCGCGGTGCAAGCATAACCAGTCTACCGAATGGTCTGAGTGTTGGCGGTGATCTTGGTCTCAGCCGCACAGGCATTACCCGCCTACCGAAAAACTTGAGCGTCGGTGGCAGTATTGACCTCTGCTATACGGGCATTTCTAGCTTGCCGGATAACCTTGAAGTTTATGGGTCAATATATTTACAGCCCAACAGAATAACCAACATTGTCTATCGTGAATTCTGGAAACATGACTATTACACGGTTTTTGCTGCTTGGCTAAATGGCGCGTACTGCGTTGTTGTTAACGAAAAGATTTATACATTGAAAGAGTTTGACGGCGAATCAGTAATAGCAGATGTCGAACAGGCGGCGCGGGAATGCGTGGCTGAATTAGAGCAACGCAGGAAAACCGGGGGTGCGGCATGAAGTCCTTTAACGTGAAACAAGTAGAGAAATTCCGTGATGTGTTCCCTGAGCTGACCACGATAGAACAGCTTGAAACGGCGATGCTCTTCTCTCTTGGCCTCTCCAAAAAAGAGATTGCAGCGGCGCGTGATGTTGCTTACATAACGGTTGAAAAGATGCTTGATGCAATAAAAAGCAAATTTAATCTTTACTCTTTAAATAATCTGCTTTCTGTCTTTCAGGTCCGGCTGGTGTTTTTTGCCTTAACTGGCGGCACAGTAAAAAATAAGAAATAAGGATAACCCACGCGCTAGAAAAATGGCAATAGGCGAACGTTAGCCAGTTCCTACAACGCCACTAATCACTAATCTCGCCCCGGTATCGTGCCGGGGTTCCATTATCGTTTTAACCAACGAGGTATATCTGCATGCAAAATTTAACCATTGCACAAACATTAACCATGTCCAGCCGCGAGATTGCGGAGTTGACCGAAAAGCAGCATAAACACGTGCTGGAGGACTGCCGCAAAATGTTCGAGGCGCTCAATATTCAATCGGCCGACTTTTCGGCTGATTACAAAGACAGCAAAGGACGCGTCTATCAGGAGTTTTTGCTTGACCAGGACTTAACGATGACACTCGTCATGGGGTACAGCATTGAGCTTCGCCATAAAGTTGCCAAGCGCTGGCGTGAACTGGAAGAACAAGCCAAGAAGCCAGCTATTCCGCAAACATACCCCGATGCACTGCGCCTCGCTGCCAAACTTGCAGAGGAAAAACAACATCTGGCATTGGTCAACAAGAAGCAAGAAAAAGAGATTCATTGCTTACAAAACTTATTTCAAACAGGAATGACGCCGGTCAAGTTCTGCAAGCAACTCAACGGCGTGAATATCAACCGTGTCAGCCTGTTTTTGGCCGAACGTAATTTTCTCTACGACGCGCAAAAAGACACGAACAAGTCCTATATATGGCGCGTGAAAGCTCACGCACGTGATAAATATTTCACTGAATCACCATATACCATCAAATCATATAAAGGCGACATGCAATTATATGAAGTCATTCTGTTACAAGACGGTGCTAAATGGCTTTATCGCCACTATCTGAAAGGCGAGCTTCCGATGAAGAAAGACTGGAACGGCGAATTCACCCACGACAAATATCTTCAGGCTGCATAAGGATAAACACCATGACCAAAATCACCGCCTACAAAGGCTTTAACGCCGATATGACTTGCCGTGATTATCAGTTCGAGATCGGGAAAACCTACCAGCACGAGGGCGCGGTAGAAATCTGTAGTTCAGGTTTCCATGCCTGCGAATATCCGCTCGATGTCTTCTGCTACTACGAGCCAGCAAACCATCGTTTTGCCGAGGTTGAGGTATCCGGCGATATCGCCCATGAAGCGGGAGGCGGCAAACTCACCAGTAGCACAATTACCATTAAGAAGGAACTGTCCCTTCACCAAATGGTTGGCCGCGCCGTCGAGTGCATAGCGAGTAAAATTGATAAGTCCGCAGAACAGACGATCATTGAAGGCCGCGGGTCAGCCGCTATCAACACTGGCGACTGGTCAGTTGCCACCAACACCGGCTACCAGTCCGTCGCCACCAATGCGGGCGACCAGTCAGCCGCAGGCGTTAGCGGCTTCGGATCGGTTGTCGCGTCTCTCGGCGCGCAGGGTAAGGCCAAAGCTGCTGAGGGCGGCGCAATTGTACTGTGCTATCGCAATAGTGAGGGCAACATTATCCACATCCGCGCCAGCAGGGTGGGTGATAACGGCGTGAAACCGGATACCTGGTATGTGCTTAATGCAAACGGCGAGTTTGAATAGGCCGATGATTAACCTCTGGTTCAGTTTTGCACTGGAAGCATTTGCACACCAGGAAGGGAACAAGTTGACGAGGATGTACGTCAGCCGCCCCGCAGTTTCGGAATAACATCTTTAAACATTAAACTCAGGATGCCCGCCAGCAGGAATCATTGCAGCAGCGTCCATGCACGCAGGAGGTAAGTATTGATGAATAATTTCCGTGGTAAGAAAGTTCACATAGAAATAAGTCACAATCAGGAAGGTGGTTTTTCTCTGCTCGTTTCTGATGACGATGTCGGATGCAGAGTGGCCGGGGCTAAAGTTGGAGGTTGTAAAACCCTGGAACGATTTACCGTAGATGCCCAGGAGCTTATCGACGCAATAATGGAGCATGCCCATGTTTAAAACATTCTGGACACTGAAGATTATCAACACGCTGTTCATTATTTCATGCATTGCTTGTCTGGTGCTGGCCCTTGCATCGTTCAGCGGTACAGCCACGCCCTATATGCAAGTCACCGACGGTATATTGGCATTACTGACACTGCTCGGCGTCAGGCTGACGTTTGAATGTATTGCTGTGCAATTTGTACAGGCCGAAACATTACAAAAGATTCTCAGTAAACTGGAGAAGGAGCATGAAACCTAAAATACCCATCGGGGTAAGAGAGCGGGCGAAACGATTTGAACGCCTGTACCGTGAAGGGCTTATCCACGCGAGACGTATCCGACGAACAGGCTATTTATCAATACGGTTTTCCCTTTGCTGGCGTATGTTATCGAAAGATAACGGTCAGAGTTGGAAAACCATGAGTCACGCAACATACAATACACAAATAACAATATAATAACAGGAGCACCCCATGAATTACGCATTCGCGGGTAATGCTGCCCTCATGGGGAGCTATCACCCGGAAGAAACCCTATTGGATAAAATCATAAAATGGCTGAGGAATGGATGCAGGAAACTTATCGATATTCTCCGGCAGGAAGGCAATCCTCTATGAGCTATGCCAATAAATTAATTCAGGCGCTAATCGCCGAATCTCTACGATTACACGACTCGTTGCTATGGGATATCACCATCAAGATATATGAAGCACGGAGGAGAAATGAGCTCATCAAGTAAACTGGCTGACTTCCCGCAAACACTGCGAATCAATCAGGAATGGCGACGCTTCTGCTTAATTCAGGCGCTTGAATATCGTCGATTAGGCATGCGTGAAGCCAAGAAGTAATCACTGCATTATGCACATACCGCAAAGCTAAATATCAGATACTTCATGCCGAACGGTAACGAACCTTTTTGAGGTGAACGATGAGTATAGCAACATTAGTATTGGGCGAATCAGGTAGTGGCAAATCTACCAGTCTGAGAAATCTTGACCCAGAAAAAACAGGGATTATTCAGTGCATCAATAAACCACTGCCATTTAAATCTTCTGGCTGGAAAGTGGGGCTTAACGTCGCAAGGACAAATGACCCAGTCAAGATATTAGATATATTAAGAGCGTACAATAAAGATATCATTGTTATTGATGACTTTCAAAGTGTCCTTGTTGATGAGTTTATGAGACGAGCGACCCAACGGGGTTATGACAAATTTACCGACATAGGGAAAATAGCATGGGACACATTTAATCTTGCCGGGGCGCTGGCAGAGCATCGCCGCGTCTACATTTTAACGCATTTTCATACTGACGATAATGGAGATATACACGTTAAAACCGTAGGAAAAATGGTTGACCAGGTTATTACCCCGGAAGGTTATTTCACCAGGCTTTGTTGAATAAATCGAACTTTTAGGTGACTGGCGGCTCTGATCACTACATTCGTTTCAACATCAGGTCCCCATGGCAAAGCAAAAGTTTAAAATCACCAACTGGCCCGCATACAACAATGCGCTCAGGCAGCGGGGGGACCTGACAGTATGGCTTGATGAGTCAGCCATTGCTGCATGGACTGAGAGTACACAACCTGAACATCGTGGCCGGCCGCTTCACTACACCGATATGGCCATTACCACGGTTCTGATGATAAAGCGCGTGTTTAACCTTTCGCTCCGGGCGTTACAGGGTTTCGTTGACTCGATTTTTAAACTGATGGGGCTGTCGCTGCGCTGCCCAGATTACTCTCTGGTCAGCCGGCGAGCAAAAACCGTCGACATCAGCATAAAAACGCCAACCCGCGGCGAAATCTCACACCTGGTCATCGATGGCACCGGCCTGAAAATCTTCGGCGAAGGCGAATGGAAAGTCAGGCAGCATGGGGCTGAGAGGCGCAGAGTATGGCGCAAGCTTCATCTGGCAGTAGATAGCGCGACACATGAAATTATCTGTGCCGATTTATCGCTAAGCGGTACGACAGATGCGCAGGCGCTGCCCGGGCTGATTAACCAAACCCACCGGAAAATCAGGGAAGCGTCGGCTGACAGTGCTTACGATACGCGTTACTGTCATGATGCTCTGCTGAGGAAAAAAATAAAGCCGCTTATCCCACCGCGAAGTGGTGCGCAATATTGGCCAGCTCGATACCATGAGCGTAACCATGCGGTGGCAAATCAGCATCTGAGCGGCGCTTTGTTGAATAAATCCGAAATTTGTGACGACTACCTCCCTATCAGGGCGATTGCTACATGATGCGGACGCTGTTTGGCATTCCTAACAGCGTGATCCGGTTAAGCGCTTTGACCATTGCCATAGCCTCACCTACCTGCGCGTCATAGTCATGCAGACTCAGATGACCACCCAGAAGTGTTTTAAACCGGAACATGGCCGTTTCAGCCAGTGAACGCCGGTGATAACCTACTTTCTTTTTCCAGGTATCGTTATTGCCGCTCAGATGCTGATTTGCCACCGCATGGTTACGCTCATGGTATCGAGCTGGCCAATATTGCGCACCACTTCGCGGTGGGATAAGCGGCTTTATTTTTTTCCTTAGCAGAGCATCATGACAGTAACGCGTATCGTAAGCACTGTCAGCCGACGCTTCCCTGATTTTCCGGTGGGTTTGGTTAATCAGCCCGGGCAGTGCCTGCGCATCTGTCGTACCGCTTAGCGATAAATCGGCACAGATAATTTCATGTGTCGCGCTATCTACTGCCAGATGAAGCTTGCGCCATACTCTACGCCTCTCAGCCCCATGCTGCCTGACTTTCCATTCGCCTTCGCCGAAGATTTTCAGGCCGGTGCCATCGATGACCAGGTGTGAGATTTCGCCGCGGGTTGGCGTTTTTATGCTGATGTCGACGGTTTTTGCTCGCCGGCTGACCAGAGAGTAATCTGGGCAGCGCAGCGACAGCCCCATCAGTTTAAAAATCGCGTCAACGAAACCCTGTAACGCCCGGAGCGAAAGGTTAAACACGCGCTTTATCATCAGAACCGTGGTAATGGCCATATCGGTGTAGTGAAGCGGCCGGCCACGATGTTCAGGTGGTGTACTCTCTGTCCATGCAGCAATGGCTGACTCATCAAGCCATACTGTCATGTCCCCCCGCTGCCTGAGCGCATTGTTGTATGCGGGCCAGTTGATGATTTTAAACTTTTGCTTTGCCATGGGGACCTGATGTTGAAACGAATGTAGTGATCAGAGCCGCCAGTCACCTAAAAGTTCGATTTATTCAACAAAGCCTCTGAGCGGCAATAACGATACCTGGAAAAAGAAAGTAGGTTATCACCGGCGTTCACTGGCTGAAACGGCCATGTTCCGGTTTAAAATACTTCTGGGTGGTCATCTGAGTCTGCATGACTATGACGCGCAGGTAGGTGAGGCTATGGCAATGGTCAAAGCGCTTAACCGGATCACGTTGTTAGGAATGCCAAACAGCGTCCGCATCATGTAACAATCGCCCTGATAGGGAGGAAGTCGTCACAAATTTCGGATTTATTCAACAAAGCGTCATAAAAGCTGAACTTCACAAACGTGGGATAACTTTTCGAGCCTTGGACGTTAAAGCCGGGGTCAAGCAAGACGTTGTTAAAAGTGTTTTAACAAGACCTTGCCGTAAATATGAACTATTGGTTGCTAACGCTCTTGGTGTCTCTCCAGAAACTATCTGGCCAAGCAGGTACGAAGCTAAAAATAACAGCTACATTCGCAAGGTTTCTTGATTATGTTTATAAGTATCAAGGAATTAATAGGGATTTCCGGATTACCAGGAACAGCCCCAGGACTAAGAAAAGCATTGCGCAGATTATTGCTTGACTCTCCAGATTTAGTCCGTAAACGTCCGGGTACCAAGGCTTTCGAGTATCACATCGATTGTTTGCCGGAACAAACACGCGAGATCATCAAACATCGGCACTATAAATCTTTGATTGCGCAAGCCCCGGCCCAGCCGGTTGATGAGTCAGTCAAGCGTGGCTGCGCCATCAAGTCACGCGATGAGCTGGCGATCATGCGCCAATGTCCTGTCCTGCTCGAGCGCAAAGTGCAGGCCCTCAACGATCACCAAAAGCAGATTGCCGATGCGCGCATGATGCTGGCACAGGAAGTGATCCGGTTACAGCAGGCCGGCATGACCCGCATTGCGGCGGTGACCTTTATCGTCGAGGAGTCAAAGGTCGGTACATTGCCCGAGGCCCTGCAGCGCGCCGCCACGCTGGCCAACGCCAAAAAGGGCCGCACCCGGCAAGGGGTGGGCAAAAGCAGCCTGCAGGAATGGGTGAGTCTCTATCTCAGCGCAGAGCGACCCCAGGAGCGTCTGGCGATACTGGCTCCGGGTCAGCCGAAGAAGCAGCGTCCCGAGGACATGACGTGGTTCTATACGCTCTTCTGGCCGCATTACGCCCGGCCCTGTGGCCCGACGGTGCTGGAAGCCTACCGCGCGTTTCAGGCCGACTGGCAGGGCAAATACCATGATCAGCCTGCCATGCTGACGGCCCTGCCGACCTACGACAAGGTCAATCGCATGGTCAAGCGGGTGGCACCTCACCGACGGGTCAAGGGACGGGTCACCGGTTCGGCGCTTAAGGCGTATCAGGTTTACCAGCAGCGGGATTGGGCACAGATGCCGGTGAACGGCTGCTGGATAGCTGACGGCAAGTCGCTGAACATGAAAGTGGCGCATCCGATACACAGGCGGCCCTTTACCCCGGAGCTGACCCTGGTGCTCGACGGGCGCACCCGCTATCTGGTGGGCTGGAGCCTGTCTCTGGCGGAAAACGCCATCGCGGTGGCCGATGCGTGGCGTTATGCTATCCAGCACCACGGCAAACCGCTGTTTTCCTACTCCGATAACGGCGGTGGTGAGACCAACAAGATGCTGGATGCGGATATCACCGGGATTTTCCCCCGGCTGGGCATTGAGCATATTACCAGTATCCCCGGTAACCCGCAGGCGCGGGGCATTATCGAGCGACTTAACGGCGTTCTCCCACGCCGGCTGGCCCTGCGCTTTCAGACCTATAACGGGTTAAGCGCTGACCCCAACGGGACGCGGGTGCAGGGGCAAAAGCTGCTGAGTCTGTCGAATGCCCTGCGTCAGGGGAAAGAGCTGAACCCTGTCCAGCAGAAAACGCTGGCGATATTGCCCAGCTGGCGGCAATTGATAGACGCCATCGAGGAGGAGGTGCAGCGCTATAACCACAGCCACGAGCACAGCGCGCTGCCCAAGGTCAACGGCAAGTCGATGACGCCGGCTGCTTACCGCAAGGCCCTGCTGACCGAGGAAGGAGACAACATTGAATACCTGACACCGGGCGAGTTGCGCGAGATGTTTATGCCGGAAGAGAAACGCGTGGCCCAGCGCGGCTGGGTTGAACTGCTGAATAACCAGTATTTTGCCCGGGAGCTGATTGAGGTAGACCGCCAGACGGTGCGGGTGGCCTACGATATCCATAATCCGAACGAGGTGATTATTCGCCAGATGGACGGCGCTTATCTCTGCACCGCGCTCTGGAATGGCAATACCGCTTCGCCGGTGCCGGTCTCCAGAGTGGAAAAAGCCCTGGAAGCGCGCGCTAAACGTCGCATTAAACTGGCTGAAAATAAAATTCAGGATGCGAAAGACGAATTACGCACGGTGATTGACGCGCCCAGGGAGAACGATTACAGCCTGCTGGTACCCAAGGCAGCGGAACCTGAAAAAGAGAAGGTGTATTTATTTGAATCCGAATATGAGCACGATATCAAGCAGGTCGGTAATAACCGCTAAGGATATATTGTATGACAACGCGAGAACGTATTTTCCAGCTGATGGAACGGTCAGGCTACACCCAGCGCAAGGTAGCCGATAAAACCGGATTAAGCGGCGCCACCATTTCACAATATTTAAAGGGGGTTTACAACGGCAATATTGATAACGTCGAGGGCACGTTACGGGATTTTCTTGACCGCGAGACAGAGCGCGCCCACCGGCGGGACATCAAGGTACATTTTGTGCCGACCCATCTGGCGAGGGTGGCGCTGGACCTGATTAGTGCCACGCACGACTTCGGCGATATCGGCGTGATATACGGCCCGGCAGGCATGGGAAAAAGCATGGTGCTGAAGGAGTATGTGCGCGCCAACAGCGCCAATAAAGGCGTCATCTTGATTGAAGCCGACCCCGGCTATACCGCCAAGGTGTTATTGCAGGCGCTGTGCGCCCGGCTGGGTCTGCGAAAAACTGGCAATATTCATGAGCTGGTCGAGGAGTGCGTACAGGGGCTGCGCGACAAGCACTGGCTGGTACTGGTTGATGAGGCTGAGCTGCTGCCCTACCGGGCGCTTGAGGTCCTGCGGCGCATTCACGACCGTTCCGGGGTGGCCATTGTATTGGCGGGGATGCCGCGTTTGCTGCTTAACCTGAAAGACTCTCGCGGGGAATACGCCCAGCTCTATAGCCGGGTGGGTATGGCGTTAGACCTGGAATCTCGTAAGAAAGAAAGTGAAGCCGAGGATTTCAGCGCCATTCTGGGCAGCCTGTTATCGAACGGTGAGGACTCGAGGGAGCCGCTTGCGCCGGAGATTGCCGCCGCCTTTCGCAAACATTCACGGGGCAATTATCGCGTTGCGTCTCCAACGCCTGGACCATTGCCGACAACTTCAGCTCTCGCAGAGCCATTAACCGTGTATCCATATTTATTCTCCTTAGTGATAACTGACCGGACCTCGGAGGTTTTCGTGAACCAGCATTGATACGCCGGCTCCGTCCTGGGTGACCTCACTTTCACGACCGTGTTTCAATACGTTGGCTATGAAAGAGCGGTTAATGCACCCTTTCTCCAACGCCAGCGCGCAGGCCTTCTCCAGTCGCGTCGTCTCATAGCGCCGTTGCAGATTGAGTAGCCCCAGCACGGAGCGGTAAGCCTGCTCCGGATGGGCTTTGCTCTTTTGGATGGACTCGACCACTTTCAGTGTGCACACACCCACCGACAGCGCCCAACTGCACAGCCTTTCCGGCGTCCACTGACTCTGCCCCTTATAGTTAGCCGGCATGTGCGCCGCCTGAGTCGTGTGCCTATAGGCGTTATCGCTGCGAGGGTGCGTAGCCACGCAGACACCTTTATGGTGGATTTGCACCAGCCGTTGGGTGGCGATGACGTCAACGCGCTCGCCAACCAGCGGATGCGGCACCGAGTACCAGTTTTTGCCGTAGTCTATGTGGTAATCAGGTCCCACTCGGGCAACGAGATACTCACTGTATTCCCATTGTGTGGGCGGTAGAGGCCCAAGAGCCGGTTTGTCCAGCTGCTCGAAGCGTTCAAGGCGACTTTGTCCGCCGTAATGACGCATCGGGCGCAGATTCAACTCATGATTGAGTTCTCGTATCACCTGGTTGAGTTCGGCCAGCGAGTAGAACCTACGTTTACGCAACCGGGCCAAAACCCAGCGTTCTACCTGCTGCACAGTTGATTCTGCCTTCGCCTTGTCTTTCGGTTTTCTCGGGCGCGCCGGTAGCACCACTGTCTCATAGTGATTTGCCAGCGCCTGATAGCTCTAGTTTATGACCGGCTCATAGCGGTCAGGGGTGCTGACAGCGCTGCGCAGATTATCAGGTATCATCAGCTCCGGAACCCCACCCATGAAGTGCAGGCAGCGGCTATTGGCGTTGAGCCACGATGCCATGTCCTGGCCTTCGCAGGCTTCGATATACGCATAGCCTGACACGCCCATGGCAGCGACGAAGATAGCGACCTGGCGTACGCTACCGGTCGCAGGGTTGACGATAGGTACGGTGGGGCCACAGAAGTCGATGAAGAGCTTTTCGCCAGTCTTGTGCTCCATACGCATGGAACGCCGCTGCTTCTTTTTCCAGTCACGGAACAGTGCACAAAACTGTGAGTAACCGAGGGCATCACCGCCCACGGCGGACTGATATTCCATCCAGAGCAGCTGCTTGGTCATGCCCTTGCGGCTTAACTCGGTATCGATATCAAGCCAGCTGGGTAAGGTATTGATAACTTTTCCGGATTTGCCGGGATAGAGCAGGCGGTCGAGGTCGACGGGGGACAGTTCCGCCGGCAATGGCCAGACCAGGTTAGCTACCGTGAATCGGCCGAGGATATCGTGCACGGTAGTACAGCCTATGCCGAGCGCTGCTGCGATAGTGCGATTCGAGCGACGCTGCTCGAATTTCATACGTAAGACATTAATATAGATGCACATTTCCGTTCTCGCTTTCTTCTTTTTACGTGCCATGCCATGCCCCCGGAAGCTAAAAGTCTCCAGAGTATGGCGGAACAGAAGATGAGCGATCGGACAGAATCGGAATCGCTGATCGGGCGACCGGAATCAGTGATCGGATGAAATCAGAATTAGTGATCGGATGTGACCGGAACCAGCAGCTAATCCAAAACCTAGTGTAGTAGGAGTCGGACTATGCAAAAGTCTACCTTCCGCGTGCGCATATTTGAAGCGTCCCGCCCGTTAATTACCCTGTTTGCGCAATTTAAACACCCGTCAGCGTCAATCTCTCCTGAACCTGGGAGGTGCGCAATGAATCGTTCCCTTTATGCGCATATTGCTGACTCTGCTGCGCGGTGTGAGCGTCATGGCCATTTTGATGAAGCGGAAAGCCTGTGGCGTCAGGCCAGCGAACAGGCGGTGCAACAGGAAAATCGTGACTGGACAGCCCTTCGTGCCAGAGTGTGTGAATCCCGCCGTCGTTTTCTGGCTGCTTGCCCTGCCCGTGTGAAAAACGGGGGTGTCGCATGACGGATTTCCTTGACGTTGTTAATCGTATGGGTCTTGTCGTCATTCCCTTTTCGGGTGGTCATCTTCTTGTCGAAGGCGATGTCGACCTCTCCGGCAGCGATATTGCTACATTGCCGGATAACCTGACCATCATCGGGTCATTGATAGCACTCGAGTGCGCCAGATTATCGGCACTGCCGGCCGGGCTCAATATCATGAACAGCCTCGACCTGCGTAATACGCCGATAACCTCGTTGCCGGCCGATATTGGCGTCGGGCTGGACATCATGCTGGAGAATACCCGTCTGCTATCCCTGCCAGCCAATCTGGCAGTGGGCGGTGCCCTCGACCTTGAAGGTACGCCCATTGCTGCACTCCCTGCCACGCTGAGTGTTGGTGGTTACCTCAATCTTCGTAATACCGCCGTGACCGAACTGCCGGAGGACTGGTGCATCGACGGGCCGCTGCTGCTCGATGTGGAAAAAATATCGAGTCCGCTGGCGTGGCGGCGGGTCCCTCTTGCCTCACTGACGCCGGATGCCCCCATCCTGCAGGATTATTTTTTGTCCGCAGCGCAAGACGAGACAGTGTCTGGCACGCTGGCAGTGGACGCGCTGGGTGTTGAGGTTTTTGCCGTCTGGGTGTGCGGGGAAATCCGGGTGTTCGCCGGGCGGCATGTGGCGTCCGCTGCCGGGTTTGACCATCTTGGTGTCTCTACCCTATTCCAGCAGGCGGCCCATGAATACGTGGCAGAGCTGTCAGCGCGTTTGAATGCCGGACGGGAGGGTAACCTATGACGCTCTCGCTCACCGCGCTCTGGCGACGCAGCCAGACCCCCTGCGTCTTCACCGATGCCGCAGGCACCCTGTTTGCCAATGCCCCCATGCAACGACTGCTGAGGTGCGACGAACGGGCATGCGGCAATGATTCTCCCCTGGTGTCGCTGTTCTTGGCGCAGGAGGCCCAGGCACGGCAGCAACGTCAACCGCTTGGGGTGTTTAACAGCCAGCCCTATGGCGCCCACGGCATCACGCAGCCCTGGCTGTTCTGCTTTCTTCCCGACGTGGATGATGACGGCGTGTGTCACGACAGCTTTTGCCACGCGCGGCCGTTCCCGTTCCTGTCGCTACCGGACTATCTCGAAGGCGGGTGTCCCCGACCGGTGGAGGACTGCCCCGTCGACGACAGGTTTACCGACAGGGAGCGGGGCATCATATTTTTGTCGTTGCAGCGCCTGAGCAGCAAGCGCATTGGGCTGCGGCTCCAGATATCGCATCGCACGGTAGAAAACTGGTTGCAGGACATCTACCTCAAGCTCGGTATCCACAATGTCTGGCAGCTGGATGACTATTGTCGCCAGCATGGGCTTATGCACGCCATTCCCCCACAATGGCGACCCCGCGTCAGTCATGTCATTAACCCGTAGTGCCCGGTACGTGGTCGCCGCTGGCGGCCGCGTATTCGCGGTGAGGCAGACCTGCTGGTATGATACCCATAAGCACCATCAAGCAAGAGAACAAAACCGATGACCGAACCCAAGCGGCCCCTGCTCAGTATCAGGCGCAAGCCGAAAATCTATGTGAACCCGAAGCATGCCGATAAACCCGCGCCGGCGCCAAAACCGGCGAAGCCGCCCAAGGCCAAGGCACCGAAGCCGGTCAAGGAGCCAAAGCCGAAACAGCCGCCGCCCAGGCCCCTGAGCCGGGAAGAGCGTATCGCACGGAACCGGGCGAAAAAATTACGTCGGGGTCAGGAGGCCATCGCCAGTCTGGTGGCACATTGGCCGCAACTCTTCAGCCTCGAACAACCGAAGCCGCTAAAAATTGGCATAGCGGCAGATATTTATAAGGATATCAAGGCGCGTGAACTGGATTTAATCCGCGCCAAAGCCAGCGCGGCGCTGATGTTCTATACGCAAACGCCAGCCTATCAGCAAGCGGTCCATGCCGGTGGCAGTCGGTTTGACCTTGGCGGGCAGCCTTGTGGTGAGATTACCGAGGAGCAGCAGACCCATGCCCTGAAGCAGCTGGAAAAATGGCAAGCAGAAACAGAGTCCGCGGAACCATCGGGCGCAGAGCCAACGCCATGAGCAAGAAATTTACCCCGACGCCCCATGATACGGTGTTCAGGCAGTTTCTTCACGACAAGGCCACAGCGCAGGATTTTTTTGATATCTGGCTGCCTGATGATATCAAGGCGCTGTGTGACTGGGAGACCCTGAAGCCTGAGTCCGGCTCCTTTATCGATTCGGACATGAAGCCTTACCAGAGTGATATCCTCTACTCGGTGAACGCCAACGGGGCTGATGGCTATGTCTACTGTTTGATAGAGCACCAGTCGACCCCCGACAAGCTGATGGCCTGGCGGTTGATGCGCTATTGCATGGCGGCGATGCAGCGGCATCTGGAAGCCGGGCATGATAAACTGCCTCTGGTTTTTCCGGTACTGTTCTACTGCGGCGAAAAAAGCCCGTATCCGTACAGCACTAACTGGCTGGATTGTTTTGAACGGCCTGATATCGCGGCGAAGATTTACAGCCAGCCGTTCCGATTGGCGGATGTGACCACGCTCGGTGATGATGCCATCATGCAGCACCGACGCATGGCGCTACTTGAACTCATCCAGAAGCACATTCGCCGCCGGGATATGACGGAGTTGCTGGACAGTATTGTTAAACTGCTGTCGTACAATTATTATACGGATACGCAGGTCATCACGATGATGAACTATCTTATCCAGGAGGGTAATGCGGCTTCGCCACGCACGTTCATTACCGAGATAGCCAAACGGGCAGAGAAACACGAGGAGGCGCTTATGACCATTGCCGAAGCTCTGAAGCAGGAAGGGAAACAGGAAGGCTATCAGATTGGCCGTGAGGAAGGCATGCAGCAAGGCGAGCATACTGCTGCGATGAAAATTGCACGACAGCTTGTCAGTAACGGTGTTGACCGTGTCATTGTTAAAATATCTACCGGCCTTTCTGATCATGAATTGGATAATTTAATACAGTAAGCCAGGTAATTCAGGCTGATTACGTCAGCCTGAAGGTGGTTCATTTAATGAAAAATCTATTTCCAAAGGTACAGGTGATCCAGTAAAAGGCGCTAGCAAAAAACAGTGAATTAAGTGATGGGATTCCCCAATGAAGAGCCCGTACCGGATTCTGTGTAAATGCCTTTTCTCAGAAGTGACCGTCCAGACGTTCACCGAACTCGATAATAAAGCGGCTCATTGCCATGCGCCAGTCCCTCAAAGGCATTGTCCATTTCTGTGAGGCCGCCTGTATCGCCAGCCACACCACCTTTTTCACTGCGTCGTCGGTCGGGAACACCTTGCGCTTTTTGATGGCATGCCGGATCACGCTGTTTAACGCCTCGATGGCGTTGGTCGTGTAGATCACCTTGCGGATGTCCGTTGGGTAGGCAAAGAACGTGGCCAGATTGGCCCAGTTTGCCTGCCAGCTTCGACTTATTTGCGGGTAGCGGATGTTCCAGGCACTGGAGAACGCTTCCAGCGCCTGCAAGCCGGCTTCTTCCGTAGGGGCCTGATAGATAGCTTTCAGGTCGCGGGTGACGGCCTTGTAGTCCTTCCAGGAGACGAACCGCAGGCTGTTGCGCACCATATGCACGATACACAGCTCTGGAGCCGCGCCTCCGGATACACCGCGTTAATAGCGTCAGGGAAACCTTTCAGCCCGTCTACGCAGGCGATAAGGATATCGTTCAGGCCGCGGTTTTTCAGCTCTGTCAGCACGTTCAGTCAGAACTTTGCGCCTTCATTTTCGGCCAGCCACATACCTAGCAACTCTTTCTGGCCTTCGATGTTGATGCCCAGCGCCAGGAACACAGATTTGTTGATGATGCGGCTGTCCTGCCGGACTTTTAGAACGATACAGTCAAGATAAACAATGGGATAGACTGCATCCAGAGGCCGGTTTTGCCATTCAACAACCTGCTCCATGACCGCATCGGTGACCTTTGAGACCAGCGCCGGCGAGACAGCGGCGTCATACAGCTCTTTGAACGAGGCGGCGATCTCGTGGGTGGTCATCCCTTTGGCGTACAACGATAAAATCTGGTTATCCATCCCGGTAATCCGGGTCTGGTTCTTCTTCACCAGTTGCGGTTCAAAGGAACCGTCACGATCGCGCGGAGTACGCAGCGCCAGCGGGCCATCGCCAGTGGTAACGGTTTTTGTGGAATAGCCGTTGCGGGCGTTGGTCCCCGGTTTAGGCTGATTTTTATCGTAGCCGAGGTGATGGGTCATTTCGGCATTGAGAGCTGCTTCGACGCTAATTTTTTTCAGCAGCCGATCGAAGTGACTGAGATCTTCAGGGGTTTTGAGATTTTTGGCCAGTTCGTTAGCCAGAGCCTGCAACTGTTTTTCGTCCATAAATTAACCTGTTTTTGATGTTGGATTGAACATATCAAAATCAGGCAAATACACAAATTTCTAAACAGGCTCTAAAATAACAGTGACTCTTCTAGATGATGAAAAAGGCACTCATGCAAATGTCCGTGCTAAAGACCCTGTACACGATTCTGTGTAAATGCCTTTTCTCAGAAGTGACCGTCCAGGCGGTCACCGAACTCGATAATAAAGCGGCTCATTGCCATGCGCCAGTCCCTCAAAGGCATTGTCCATTTCTGTGAGGCCGCCTGTATCGCCAGCCACACCACCTTTTTCACTGCGTCGTCGGTCGGGAACACCTTGCGCTTTTTGATGGCATGCCGGATCACGCTGTTTAACGACTCGATGGCGTTGGTCGTGTAGATCACCTTGCGGATGTCCGTTGGGTAGGCAAAGAACGTGGCCAGATTGGCCCAGTTTGCCTGCCAGCTTCGACTTATTTGCGGGTAGCGGATGTCCCAGGCACTGGAGAACGCTTCCAGCGCCTGCAAGCCGGCTTCTTCCGTAGGGGCCTGATAGATAGAGCTTTCAGGTCGCGGGTGACGGCCTTGTAGTCCTTCCAGGAGACGAACCGCAGGCTGTTGCGCACCATATGTACGATACACAGCTGGAGCCGCGCCTCCGGATACACCGCGTTAATAGCGTCAGGAAAACCTTTCAGCCCGTCTACGCAGACGATAAGGATATCGTTCAGGCCGCGGTTTTTCAGCTCTGTCAGCACGTTCAGCCAGAACTTTGCGCCTTCATTTTCAGCCAGCCACATACCTAGCAACTCTTTCTGGCCTTCGATGTTGATGCCCAGCGCCAGGAACACAGATTTGTTGATGATGCGGCTGTCCTGCCGGACTTTTAGAACGATACAGTCAAGATAAACAATGGGATAGACTGCATCCAGAGGCCGGTTTTGCCATTCGACAACCTGCTCCATGACCGCATCGGTGACCTTTGAGACCAGCGCCGGCGAGACATCGGCGTCATACAGCTCTTGGAACGCGGCGGCGATCTCGCGGGTGGTCATCCCTTTGGCGTACAACGATAAAATCTGGTTATCCATCCCGGTAATCCGGGTCTGGTTCTTCTTCACCAGTTGCGGTTCAAAGGAACCGTCACGATCGCGCGGAGTACGCAGCGCCAGCGGGCCATCGCCAGTGGTAACGGTTTTTGTGGAATATGCTGGTTCCGGTCACATCCGATCACTGATTCCGATTTCACCCGATCACTAATTCTGATTTCATCCGATCACTGATTCCGGTCGCCCGATCAGCGATTCCGATTCTGTCCGATCGCTCATCTTCTGTTCCGCCATACTCTGGAGACTTTTAGCTTCCGGGGGCATGGCACGTAAAAAGAAGAAAGCGAGAACGGAAATGTGCATCTATATTAATGTATTACGTATGAAATTCGAGCAGCGTCTCTCGAATCGCACTATCGCAGCAGCGCTCGGCATAGGCTGTACTACCGTGCACGATATCCTCGGCCGATTCACGGTAGCTAACCTGGTCTGGCCATTGCCGGCGGAACTGTCCCCCGTCGACCTCGACCGCCTGCTCTATCCCGGCAAATCCGGAAAAGTTATCAATACCTTACCCAGCTGGCTTGATATCGATACCGAGTTAAGCCGCAAGGACATGACCAAGCAGCTGCTCTGGATGGAATATCAGTCCGCCGTGGGCGGTGATGCCCTCGGTTACTCACAGTTTTGTGCACTGTTCCGTGACTGGAAAAAGAAGTAGCGGCGTTCCATGCGCATGGAGCACAAGGCTGGCGAAAAGCTCTTCATCGATTTCTGTGGCCCCACCGTACCTATCGTCAACCCTGCGACCGGTAGCGTACGCCAGGTCGCTATCTTCGTCGCTGCCATGGGCGTGTCAGGCTATGCGTATATCGAAGCCTGCGAAGGCCAGGACATGGCATCGTGGCTCAACGCCAATAGCCGCTGCCTGCACTTCATGGGTGGGGTTCCGGAGCTGATGATACCTGATAATCTGCGCAGCGCTGTCAGCACCCCTGACCGCTATGAGCCGGTCATAAACCAGAGCTACCAGGCGCTGGCAAATCACTATGAGACAGTGGTGCTACCGGCGCGCCCGAGAAAACCGAAAGACAAGGCGAAGGCAGAATCAACTGTGCAGCTGGTAGAACGCTGGGTTTTGGCCCGGTTGCGTAAACGTAGGTTCTACTCACTGGCCGAACTCAACCAGGTGATACGAGAACTCAATCATGAGTTGAATCTGCGCCCGATGCGTCATTACGGCGGACAAAGTCGCCTTGAACGCTTCGAGCAGCTGGACAAACCGGTTCTTGGGCCTCTACCGCCCACACAATGGGAATACAGTGAGTATCTCGTTGCCCGAGTGGGACCTGATTACCACATAAACTACGGCAAAAACTGGTACTCGGTGCCACATCCGCTGGTTGGCGAGCGCGTTGACGTCATCGCCACCCAACGGCTGGTGCAAATCCACCATAAGGGCGTCTGCGTGGCTACGCACCCTCGCAGCGATAACGCCTATAGGCACACGACTCAGGCGGCGCACATGCCGGCTAACCATAAGGGGCAGAGTCAGTGGACGCCGGAAAGGCTGTGCAGTTGGGCGCTGTCGGTGGGTGTGTGCACACTGAAAGTGGTCGAGTCCATCCAAAAGAGCAAAGCCCATCCGGAGCAGGCTTACCGCTCCGTGCTGGGGCTACTCAATCTGCAACGGCGCTATGAGACGACGCGACTGGAGAAGGCCTGCGCGCTGGCGTTGGAGAAAGGGTGCATTAACCGCTCTTTCATAGCCAACGTATTGAAACACGGTCGTGAAAGTGAGGTCACCCAGGACGGAGCCGGCGTATCAATGCTGGTTCACGAAAACCTCCGAAGTCCGGACAGTTATCACTAAGGAGAATAAATATGGATACACTGTTAATGGCTCTGCGAGAGCTGAAGTTGTCGGCAATGGTCCAGGCGTTGGAGACGCAACGCGAACTCCCGAGGAGTTATGGGGAGCTGGGGTTCGAGGAGCGGTTGTCGCTAATGGTAGAAGAGGAAAATTTGCATAGAAAAAACAACCATATATGCCGTCTGCGACGGCAATTGCAAATGCGCTTGCAGGCAAAACCGGAAGATATCCGTTATATCCCTAGCCGAGGAGTGACACCGGAGCAGATGCGAGATCTGCTAGGGGGACAATATCTGAAATATCAGAAAAGCATACTCATCACGGGGCCGACAGGTACGGGCAAAACCTGGCTCAGTTGTGCGCTTGGTGAGCAGGCATGCCGGCAGCAATATAGCGTGCGTTACTGGCGAGTGGGTCGGTTGCTGGCCCATCTTCACCAGTGTCAGGTAGACGGGACCTATCTAAAACAGCTTAAGTAGTTAGAAAAAATAGAGTTACTGATCTTGGACGACGTGGGCCTAGAATCAATAAGTCCGATGCAGGCAACGATGCTGTTGGAGGTGATGGAAGATCGCTACGACAAAAGCAGCAGCATCCTGATCAGTCAACTGCCGGTGAAAAAATGGTATGGACTGATAGAAAACCCCACGACAGCTGACGCGTTACTCGATCGGTTAGTACACCCCAGCTATAGACTGGAACTTAAAGGCGAATCACTACGCAAAGAGCAAGGAGTAGCCAGCACAGGAAAAATAGACTAAACCCGAGTCAGAAGATGAGCGAACACGTGATCGAATATCACTGGAATGGGTGATCGGAAAATATCGGAATAACTGATCGGATGTCGCCGGAACAGCTGATCGGATACGTCGGAATCTGCAAGGCGTCGGCCATTGGGCGTGGCGGCGCAGTGAATGATGATGCGATGAATGACGCGGGACATAAAAAAACCTCATGCAGAACATGAGGCTATTGTGGCGAAAGGCGGCCGGCGGTGCCGGTAACGGGGGCGTAGAGGGTAATACTCAGAACAGGGTGGGTTGCTCGGGCGGTGGTCCCGCCTGACGCTGGCGCACCAGTTCGCGGGCGCGGGTCGCGGCGATGCCATAGCGCGGGCACAATAGCGTCAGGGCCATGGTGGTGGACTCCCCCCTGCGCCCGCAGCCGGTCCAGCTCAGCCAGGAAGCAGCGGTTACGCCAGGCCATGTCACAGCGGGGGATATACAGCTCCTCGCCGCCAAAATGGCGCATCAGCAGCGCCACCTGCGAGGGCGTCAGGACGTCTTGCAGCAGGACAATGCGTCGCTCCCCCGCGCCACGCAACCCCTTGCCGATGCGAAACGGCACCCCGCCGAAATGGCGAATAAGCGACTCGGTGGCTGGGAAGCCTATCAGGCCGGCAATCTGCTGCACCGACTCTGGCAGCAATGCCTGCACCTCAGCGTAATCCGGCTGCAGCGACGGTTGCATCACAGCCTCCCGTGCCGTTTGGCGTCCATAATCAGCATTTGCATCAGCCGGCACACCTGCGCATCATCGAGCCATTCTACGGGCTTTTTTCCGCCCAGCATACGCGCAATCATGCCATCGAGGTAGCCCCAGGGCCGCCCGGCGCTGGCGAGCAGCGCCTCAATTTTGCTGAGCATCCCCTGACGTCCTGCCGCCACACGCGGCTTGCGGCCCTGTTTGGGTAACGAGGTAAAGCCCTGACGGCGCATATAGCGCACCACCCGCGCCAGCTCGGCGGCAGTACACTCCTTGGCGCTTTGCTTACCGGTCTCGCGCAGCAGGACGCCCCGGTAGGTCTCTTCATCCCAGCCGAGTGTATTTTTACCCGTGTGCACAATTTTAATCAGATTTTTCATGAGCATCACTCCGAAGGTTAACCGCATGATGATGGTGTCCCGGCGAATGCCTCTCCCTCTCACTGAAGAAAGACACTGGGGGCAATAACCCCAGTGCGGTCAAGGCGCGCTGGCATTGGGCTAGTTGGTATTCGGTTACTGACGCATAAGACGTGCCCTCATCAGGAAATAATCGTTGCCAGGCGGCATGCGCTATCTTGACCTGGTGCAGCGCATCGGCCAGCGCATGATGCTTTTCCCCGTCAAACGGGATAGCGCGCACATCAATGCCTGACAGCCGTACCAGGGTGCGCAGGTCGGCGACATCCCTGAATGACCAGGGGTAGCGGTCATTGCCCTGTCGTCTTTTTGCGGGTCAACGCGGTCGAACCAGCTTTGCAGCAGGGCAATATCGAATACCGCGCCGTTACTCCAGGGCACACAGGGCTTGGCGCAGTGGGTGGAGATGAACGTCCGCAAGGCGCGCGCCACAACATCGGGACGCGCCTTACCGCCAAAGGCTTCGTGACGGGCGTCATCGCTCTGTTTTTGCCACCACAGCAGGGTCTCTTCCTCTGGCTGGCCGTATTGGATTGCGGCCTGATAATCGATACGCGCATAAAACGTCTGTCCAACCAGCCCCGTTGCCGGCTCAAACATCACCGCCGCCACCGACAATATCGGGCAACCGGCTTTTTTACCCAGCGTTTCGATATCGAGCATCACGTTATTCATGGGTCTGTTCATGATTTTTCCTCAATGCTGTTTTTTATAAAGCATGACCGCCTGTTTCATTTGCTGCCGAATAGCATCTGAATAAATCATGCATTGCCGCGCGTCATAAAAACGCAGGCTGAAGGGCAGCGGGACGAGGCTTTGTTGAATAAATCGAACTTTTAGGTGACTGGCGGCTCTGATCACTACATTCGTTTTAACATCAGGTCCCCATGGCAAAGCAAAAGTTTAAAATCACCAACTGGCCCGCATACAACAATGCGCTCAGGCAGCGGGGAGACCTGACAGTACGGCTTGATGAGTCAGCCATTGCTGCATGGACTGAGAGTACACCACCTGAACATCGTGGCCGGCCGCTTCACTACACCGATATGGCCATTACCACGGTTCTGATGATAAAGCGCGTGTTTAACCTTTCGCTCCGGGCGTTACAGGGTTTCGTTGACGCGATTTTTAAACTGATGGGGCTGTCGCTGCGCTGCCCAGATTACTCTCTGGTCAGCCGGCGAGCAAAAACCGTCGACATCAGCATAAAAACGCCAACCCGCGGCGAAATCTCACACCTGGTCATCGATGGCACCGGCCTGAAAATCTTCGGCGAAGGCGAATGGAAAGTCAGGCAGCATGGGGCTGAGAGGCGCAGAGTATGGCGCAAGCTTCATCTGGCAGTAGATAGCGCGACACATGAAATTATCTGTGCCGATTTATCGCTAAGCGGTACGACAGATGCGCAGGCGCTGCCCGGGCTGATTAACCAAACCCACCGGAAAATCAGGGAAGCGTCGGCTGACAGTGCTTACGATACGCGTTACTGTCATGATGCTCTGCTGAGGAAAAAAATAAAGCCGCTTATCCCACCGCGAAGTGGTGCGCAATATTGGCCAGCTCGATACCATAAGCGTAACCATGCGGTGGCAAATCAGCATCTGAGCGGCAATAACGATACCTGGAAAAAGAAAGTAGGGAGCCTGTTTAGAAATTTGTGTATTTGCCTGATTTTGATATGTTCAATCCAACATCAAAAACAGGTTAATTTATGGACGAAAAACAGTTGCAGGCTCTGGCTAACGAACTGGCCAAAAATCTCAAAACCCCTGAAGATCTCAGTCACTTCGATCGGCTGCTGAAAAAAATCAGCGTCGAAGCAGCTCTCAATGCCGAAATGACCCATCACCTCGGCTACGATAAAAATTAGCCTAAACCGGGGACCAACGCCCGCAACGGCTATTCCACAAAAACCGTTACCACTGGCGATGACCCGCTGGCGCTGCGTACTCCGCGCGATCGTGACGGTTCCTTTGAACCGCAACTGGTGAAGAAGAACCAGACCCGGATTACCGGGATGGATAACCAGATTTTATCGTTGTACGCCAAAGGGATGACCACCCGCGAGATCGCCGCCGCGTTCAAAGAGCTGTATGACGCCGATGTCTCGCCGGCGCTGGTCTCAAAGGTCACCGATGCGGTCATGGAGCAGGTTGTCGAATGGCAAAACCGGCCTCTGGATGCAGTCTATCCCATTGTTTATCTTGACTGTATCGTTCTAAAAGTCCGGCAGGACAGCCGCATCATCAACAAATCTGTGTTCCTGGCGCTGGGCATCAACATCGAAGGCCAGAAAGAGTTGCTAGGTATGTGGCTGGCCGAAAATGAAGGCGCAAAGTTCTGGCTGAACGTGCTGACAGAGCTGAAAAACCGCGGCCTGAACGATATCCTTATCGCCTGCGTAGACGGGCTGAAAGGTTTCCCTGACGCTATTAACGCGGTGTATCCGGAGGCGCGGCTCCAGCTGTGTATCGTGCATATGGTGCGCAACAGCCTGCGGTTCGTCTCCTGGAAGGACTACAAGGCCGTCACCCGCGACCTGAAAGCTATCTATCAGGCCCCTACGGAAGAAGCCGGCTTGCAGGCGCTGGAAGCGTTCTCCAGTGCCTGGGACATCCGCTACCCGCAAATAAGTCGAAGCTGGCAGGCAAACTGGGCCAATCTGGCCACGTTCTTTGCCTACCCAACGGACATCCGCAAGGTGATCTACACGACCAACGCCATCGAGTCGTTAAACAGCGTGATCCGGTATGCCATCAAAAAGCGCAAGGTGTTCCCGACCGACGACGCAGTGAAAAAGGTGGTGTGGCTGGCGATACAGGCGGCCTCACAGAAATGGACAATGCCTTTGAGGGACTGGCGCATGGCAATGAGCCGCTTTATTATCGAGTTCGGTGACCGCCTGGACGGTCACTTCTGAGAAAAGGCATTTACACAGAATCGTGTACAGGGTCAGGTAAATTAGGAAATAAGATCACCTATCTCAACACAAAAAACAACAAAAACAGGGCAGTTCCCATTTCCACTGAACTTTGTGCTCAAATCACAGACAGTATTCAGAACGGCCGGCTATTTGCAAATCTCAACTATCGATATGTAAGAGACTGCATTAAAGAAATCGCCCCCAACCTTCCAGCAGGTCAAGCAGTGCACGTTCTGCGCGGCTTTGTTGAATAAATCGAACTTTTAGGTGACTGGCGGCTCTGATCACTACATTCGTTTCAACATCAGGTCCCCATGGCAAAGCAAAAGTTTAAAATCACCAACTGGCCCGCATACAACAATGCGCTCAGGCAGCGGGGGGACATGACAGTATGGCTTGATGAGTCAGCCATTGCTGCATGGACTGAGAGTACACCACCTGAACATCGTGGCCGGCCGCTTCACTATACCGATATGGCCATTACCACGGTTCTGATGATAAAGCGCGTGTTTAACCTTTCGCTCCGGGCGTTACAGGGTTTCGTTGACGCGATTTTTAAACTGATGGGGCTGTCGCTGCGCTGCCCAGATTACTCTCTGGTCAGCCGGCGAGCAAAAACCGTCGACATCAGCATAAAAACGCCAACCCGCGGCGAAATCTCACACCTGGTCATCGATGGCACCGGCCTGAAAATCTTCGGCGAAGGCGAATGGAAAGTCAGGCAGCATGGGGCTGAGAGGCGCAGAGTATGGCGCAAGCTTCATCTGGCAGTAGATAGCGCGACACATGAAATTATCTGTGCCGATTTATCGCTAAGCGGTACGACAGATGCGCAGGCGCTGCCCGGGCTGATTAACCAAACCCACCGGAAAATCAGGGAAGCGTCGGCTGACAGTGCTTACGATACGCGTTACTGTCATGATGCTCTGCTGAGGAAAAAAATAAAGCCGCTTATCCCACCGCGAAGTGGTGCGCAATATTGGCCAGTTCGATACCATGAGCGTAACCATGCGGTGGCAAATCAGCATCTGAGCGGCAATAACGATACCTGGAAAAAGAAAGTAGGTTATCACCGGCGTTCACTGGCTGAAACGGCCATGTTCCGGTTTAAAACACTTCTGGGTGGTCATCTGAGTCTGCATGACTATGACGCGCAGGTAGGTGAGGCTATGGCAATGGTCAAAGCGCTTAACCGGATCACGCTGTTAAGAATGCCAAACAGCGTCCGTATCATGTAACAATCGCCCTGATAGGGAGGAAGTCGTCACAAATTTCGGATTTATTCAACAAAGCGGTTCTGCGCCATACATTTGCCAGTCACTTTATGATGAATGGAGGGAACATCCTAGCCCTGCAAAGAATTTTGGAACATTCAAGTATTTTACAAACGATGGTTTATGCGCATTTTGCTCATGATTATTTAGAAGATGCCGTCAGATTTAATCCGTTGGAGAATCAGCAATGATTAAAACTAAGAAACCAACCGAAGAGGAGCTCCGCAATTTTCTTATGCGTAAGTTTCTTGAAGAGCAACTGAATAAAAAAGCTAAAGAACGCAAAAATAAAAAAAATTAACTGATTATAAACAAAATATTATACAAGTTACCCCAGTACTTTTCCGTAAGTTTCTTGCTGAGAAAGGGGTTTCTTTATGTTGCCCTTCATGTGGTTCTGAGGAGTTGACGGTGCCTGAAAAAAGACTCTTGCAGAGAAAAAAATTCGCATCTAATTTTAACAGATTACCGGTAGCTGAGAAGGAAGACGCCCTAATTAGTTCTTATGTTTCATATCTAACTTGGGGTGATGAAAGCTGCGTATCCGGCCTGATAAAAAGCTACTATCAAGTACATTGTTTGAACTGTGGTCACCTCAGCCTTTATCGTTCTATCGTTGTTTTACAATGGATTGCAAATCTTGAAAAAGCATGCGAGGTGAAAGAATGACAGGTAAAATAATAGAAAGGGATTTTCCTTTGTATCTAGTGGGTGATAGTAATACACGGCGAAGCAATGAGACTATAATCAGACATGGTAACGGGGGAGGGGGAGGAGGAGGCATGCAGGACAGACTAGAAAAACGAGTTGAGCGCTTAGAGGCTGATGTAGTCGAGATAAAAATGGATTTGACAAAGCTTACTACCCGCTCTGAGGAATTTTCAACCAAAAGCGATTTGCTCTCTCTTAAAGCTGAAATCAATAAAGAATTTGGCTTGCTCAACAAGGAGTTTGGCGTTTTTCACAAAGAATTCTCCACTATTCATCAACAGATTGCTAACCAAACGAAATGGATAGCAGGGATTGTATTTACCGCTCTTGGTTTAGGCATCGCAGCAGTCAAGTACCTTTTTTGATGATCCACAAATTGACCCAAACGTACACGCTATGTTCGTTTTAAACACGCAGTTACAGGCATGTAACTCACTGATTTTATGGAACTATTTGTTTTCATTAGTGCCAAAATGGGGGCTTTCGCCTCCCTGTTTGCTATGGTTAATACGTCCACGTCGCCATTGTGCGCCCTAAGTGACTATTTTAATGCTGCGGCCGGTTGAAAAGCAGGGAGTTCCTCACTCATACTTCCGTTACCAACCAGTCAGGAAACAAGGAACGCCGCCATGGCCGAAGAAACCATTTTTAGTAAAATTATTCGCCGGGAAATACCCGCTGATATTCTCTATCAGGACGATTTGGTTACCGCTTTTCGCGACATCAGCCCCAAAGCGCCCAGCCATATTTTGATCGTGACCAATCTGCTTATCCCCACCGTCAACGATGTCACCGCCGACCATGAAGCGGAGCTGGGACGGTTGTTTACCGTGGCGGCGAAAATAGCCCAACAAGAGGGCATCGATGCGGACGGCTACCGGCTAATCGTGAATTGCAACCGCCACGGCGGCCAGGAAGTGTATCATTTGCACATGCATCTTTTGGGAGGCAGGCCGCTTGGCCCGCTGGTGGCGTGATGGGTTGGGGAGAAACATGCGTTTAGCACCCTGGATGGTCGCGCTGTTGCTGTTAACCGGCTGCAGCGGTAGCCGCGATCCCGCATTGATCATCAATAATCAGCAATCGCTGGTGATGGACCCGTCGGTGCTCAGCGCCGGCATTACCGCCGCGCCGCCGTCGCTTACCACCGATCGGGGGCGATTGCGCGCCTATAGCATCCTGAGCAACGATCATCCCGCTCTGGTCACCGTGTATTACCGTTTCTATTGGTACGATGCGCAGGGATTGGACGTCATACCGTTCGCCGCGACGCGCATGCTGATCGTGCCGCCTGGCGGGGAAGCCCGGGTGGAGGCGGTGAATGGTAATCCGGAGGCGAAGCACGCTCGTCTCTATTTGTTTTTGCAATAAAGAGTCAACGTCGAGTCTACAATGAAAAAGACAGCCTTAATCGTCCTTGCAGCGCTGGTGCTGGCCAGCTGTACCACCCGAACTCCAGAGCCGCCCCCGGCCACCGTAGAGCCCGCGCCGCCGCCGACTACGGTACCGGTACAGCCGCCGCCGGTCACCAGCGAGCCGGTGCCCTTGCCACCGAAAATCAAGACCATTGACTGGCCGGCCAGCCTGTCGCCCATGGTGCAGCAAATGTTGCAGGTGGACGGCGTCAACGATGGCAGCGTGCTGCTGGTAAATACCTTAAAAAACGCCACTAACGGCAGCGTGCAGACCGGTAAAGCCACCGCGGCCCTTACTCGCCTCATTGCACAGGGCGGCGGCAAATTTCAGGTGGTGGGCGCCGATAAACTGAACTCGGCGCGCCAGACGTTGGGGCTTTCCTCCGACGACAGTTTGGAGTCGCTCAGTAAAGCGGTGGGACTGGCTCGCTATCTCAACGCCCAGTACGTGCTGTATAGCGCCGCCAGCGGCGATGTGAAAGCACCCACGCTCGATCTGCAACTGATGCTGGTGCAAACCGGCGAGATCATTTGGTCCGGTAACGGCGTTGCCCAGGATTGACGATGGGCTGCGCTCGATGTTGGCGCAGTTACTGCCGCGTGCAACGTTAGACAGTGTCAACCCCCTGCCGGTCAGCGGTCTAACCGGCGAAAGCTGGCGATTGCAGGGAGCCGGTGTTGATTTGCTGGCGCGCGAAGCCAGCGGGCAGAAAATCCAGCTGGGCGTTGACCGGCGTCGGGAATTTCGCCTGTTGCGCGCCCTTAACGGCAGCGGCCTGGCGCCGCGTCCGCGGGGCATCACCGCCGGCTGACTGCTGGTGGAGTGGCTATCCGGCGCACCGTTAAATACGCAGGGCTGGCAACAGGCGCTGATGACGGGCACGCTGGCGGGTCTCCTGGCCAGGCTGCACCAGCAGCGGCGCAGCGGCTACCCGCTGAACCTACAGGCGCGCTATGCGCGCTATTGGCAAACCAGCGACCCGGCGCACACCGGCCTGGCTGAGGCTACACAGGCGGTTTTTGCGCCGGCGTCCGCCGACGGCCCTGCTGCAGATTCCGACGTATCCGACCAGCTGTTTCGGCGACATCCGATCAGTTATTCCGATATTTTCCGATCACCCATTCCAGTGATATTCGATCACGTGTTCGCTCATCTTCTGACTCGGGTTTAGTCTATTTTTCCTGTGCTGGCTACTCCTTGCTCTTTGCGTAGTGATTCGCCTTTAAGTTCCAGTCTATAGCTGGGGTGTACTAACCGATCGAGTAACGCGTCAGCTGTCGTGGGGTTTTCTATCAGTCCATACCATTTTTTCACCGGCAGTTGACTGATCAGGATGCTGCTGCTTTTGTCGTAGCGATCTTCCATCACCTCCAACAGCATCGTTGCCTGCATCGGACTTATTGATTCTAGGCCCACGTCGTCCAAAATCAGTAACTCTATTTTTTCTAACTGCTTAAGCTGTTTTAGATAGGTCCCGTCTACCTGACACTGGTGAAGATGGGCCAGCAATCGACCCACTTGCCAGTAACGCACGCTATATTGCTGCCGGCATGCCTGCTCACCAAGCGCACAACTGAGCCAGGTTTTGCCCGTACCTGTCGGCCCCGTGATGAGTATGCTTTTCTGATATTTCAGATATTGTCCCCCTAGCAGATCTCGCATCTGTTCCGGTGTCACTCCTCGGCTAGGGATATAGCGGATATCTTCCGGTTTTGCCTGCAAGCGCATTTGCGATTGCCGTCGCATACGGCATATATGGTTGTTTTTTCTATGAAAATTTTCCGCTTCTACCATCAGCGACAACCGCTCCTCGAACCCCAGCTCCCCATAACTCCCCGGGAGTTCGCGTTGCGTCTCCAACGCCTGGACCATTGCCGACAACTTCAGCTCTCGCTGAGCCATTAACAGTGTATCCATATTTATTCTCCTTAGTGATAACTGTCCGGACCTCGGAGGTTTTCGTGAACCAGCATTGATACGCAGGCTCCGTCCTGGGTGACCTCACTTTCACGACCGTGTTTCAATACGTTGGCTATGAAAGAGCGGTTAATGCACCCTTTCTCCAACGCCAGCGCGCAGGCCTTCTCCAGTCGCGTCGTCTCATAGCGCCGTTGCAGATTGAGTAGCCCCAGCACGGAGCGGTAAGCCTGCTCCGGATGGGCTTTGCTCTTTTGGATGGACTCGACCACTTTCAGTGTGCACACACCCACCGACAGCGCCCAACTGAACAGCCTTTCCGGCGTCCACCTGACTCTGCCCCTTATGGTTAGCCGGCATGTGCGCCGCCTGAGTCGTGTGCCTATAGGCGTTATCGCTGCGAGGGTGCGTAGCCACGCAGACGCCCTTATGGTGGATTTGCACCAGCCGTTGGGTGGCGATGACGTCAACGCGCTCGCCAACCAGCGGATGCGGCACCGAGTACCAGTTTTTGCCGTAGTCCATGTGGTAATCAGGTCCCACTCGGGCAACGAGATACTCACTGTATTCCCATTGTGTGGGCGGTAGAGGCCCAAGAGCCGGTTTGTCCAGCTGCTCGAAGCGTTCAAGGCGACTTTGTCCGCCGTAATGACGCATCGGGCGCAGATTCAACTCATGATTGAGTTCTCGTATCACCTGGTTGAGTTCGGTCAGCGAGTAGAACCTACGTTTACGCAACCGGGCCAAAACCCAGCGTTCTACCAGCTGCACAGTTGATTCTGCCTTCGCCTTGTCTTTCGGTTTTCTCGGGCGCGCCGGTAGCACCACTGTCTCATAGTGATTTGCCAGCGCCTGGTAGCTCTGGTTTATGACCGGCTCATAGCGGTCAGGGATGCTGACAGCGCTGCGCAGATTATCAGGTATCATCAGCTCCGGAACCCCACCCATGAAGTGCAGGCAGCGGCTATTGGCGTTGAGCCACGATGCCATGTCCTGGCCTTCGCAGGCTTCGATATACGCATAGCCTGACACGCCCATGGCAGCGACGAAGATAGCGACCTGGCGTACGCTACCGGTCGCAGGGTTGACGATAGGTACGGTGGGGCCACAGAAGTCGATGAAGAGCTTTTCGCCAGCCTTGTGCTCCATGCGCATGGAACGCCGCTGCTTCTTTTTCCAGTCACGTAACAGTGCACAAAACTGTGAGTAACCGAGGGCATCATCGCCCACGGCGGACTGATATTCCATCCAGAGCAGCTGCTTGGTCATGCCCTTGCGGCTTAACTCGGTATAGATATCAAGCCAGCTGGGTAAGGTATTGATAACTTTTCCGGATTTGCCGGGATAGAGCAGGCGGTCGAGGTCGACGGGGGACAGTTCCGCCGGCAATGGCCAGACCAGGTTAGCTACCGTGAATCGGCCGAGGATATCGTGCACGGTAGTACAGCCTATGCCGAGCGCTGCTGCGATAGTGCGATTCGAGCGACGCTGCTCGAATTTCATACGTAATACATTAATATAGATGCACATTTCCGTTCTCGCTTTCTTCTTTTTACGTGCCATGCCATGCCTCCGGAAGCTAAAAGTCTCCAGAGTATGGCGGAACAGAAGATGAGCGATCGGACAGAATCGGAATCGCTGATCGGGCGACCGGAATCAGTGATCGGATGAAATCAGAATTAGTGATCGGGTGAAATCGGAATCAGTGATCGGATGTGACCGGAACCAGCACCTGTCACCATCAAGGATTTTTATTATGAATACCGACGATATAACCCAAATTCTCTATCATGTATTGCCCGCCATGCAAAACGGTTTTTCTATTCGGGCGCAGGGTAATTACGCCTATTTTTATGTTGACCCACAAAAGCCTTACGCACAGGAATTTATTGCCGGAATAGAAAAGGATTTGAGGGAGCGCATAAAGTGGTTAATGGAGAATCACGTTAATCGCTTAGTACCTCAGTAAATTATTACCTGCCATTAAAGTGAAATAAAAACGGCGCATGACGCCAGGGCTTCGCACGGCCTGAATAAAAGAGAACTCACCATGACTGAAATAATCCACACCCGTCAGGACAGCTCGCCAACTCGCATTCGCCTGACGCCCGGTTTAACCGATCCGGACTTCATGACCATCGGTCTGGCGGCCAGAAAAAGCGAACGCGAACACCTGCTTGGCATGCTCAGTGCCTTTCTGGAATCGCAACGCGCCCGCGCTGTACCCGCAGACAAAATACTGAACGAGCTGAATGACTGGATAGCGCTGCGTTTGTCAGCGCTTGATATGACCGAGGAGTTACCACGATGAATCATCTCATGATTGATATTGAAACCCTCGGCGTTCGCGCCAGTGCGCCACTGGCAGCGATAGGTGCCGTCTTTTTTGAACCCTCTACCGGCCAGCTGGGCAAAGCGTTTTATGCCCGCGTTGACTCGCGCAGTGATGAGGTTGCTGGCGCCCGTGCGGAAGTCGATACGGCATTGTGGTGGTTACGTCAGGATGCCGACGCGCGCGTCGAACTGATTATTGAACCGCGCTCTTCTGCGCGAGATGCCCTGAATGCGTTTTTGAATTACATCAACGCCAGTTAGATACCTGCTGGCCGCAAGCACCTGAATATCTGGTGCAAGGGTGGCGAATTTGACGTGGGGGATTTTGGGCGCGGCCTTTGAGCGCCATGGCCTGCCCATCTCCTGGTATTACTCGCGTATGCGGGATATGCGCACCCTGCAATCTCTGGCGCAAGCAACCGGCTATTGCTCACCCGCGCGCCAGACTCTGAAGCACCACGCCCTTGAGGATGCCTGCTATCAGGCACAGGTAGTGGCGGAAATTTGGCAGCGTCATTCCGACGCTTTTATCGAACATTGCTGAGGACGCGCAGATGAAACCTATCCTGAAATGGGCGGGCGGCAAGTCTCGCCTGATGCCCCGCTTGCGCCCCTTCCTGCCGGCGGCTGACTGTCTGGTTGAACCTTTTGTCGGCGGTGCCTCGGTTTTCCTCGATACCGACTACCCTCGCTATGTACTGGCAGACATTAACCCCGACCTTATCAATTTCTACCAAACGGTCGTTGATAGCCCGGAAAGCGTCATACAGGCCGCACTACCGCTATTCAAGCACGCCAACACCTCTGTTGACTATTTTCGTTACCGCACCGATTTCGCCCAATGGCGGGCGACCAGGGGCCTCAACCGTGCCGCCGTGTTCCTTTACCTGAATCGCCATGGCTACAACGGCCTGTGCCGTTACAACCTGCGTGGCGAATTTAATGTCTCGTATGGCCGTTACAAAAAGCCCTATTTTCCCGCCGCAGAAATCCGCCTGTTCGCCGAAAAGGCCCGCGATACCCATACCCGGTTTGTCTGCCTGCCCTTTGAAGAAACGCTGGCGTTTCATGTAGATGAACGCTGCGCAGTTTATGCCGATCCACCTTATCTCGACTGCTTCACAGGGTATTACATCGCGCCGTTTCAGGACGAAGAACATCAGGCGTTGACCGATGCCCTGACGGAGACCCACCTGCGCTGGGACGTCCCTGTGGTGCTCTCGGGCAGCAATACCCCCAAGACCCACGCCGCCTATCGGGGTTTTACGTTTCACTACACGCACACCCATTGCAGCAGCGCCGCCAAGGGGGCTAGCCGGGGTAAAGCCGGGGAAGTGATAGCCACATTGCCGGTGCGGCAGTCTCGCCCGTCGACCTCCGAAGCAGATGGTTTCCTTATGGATGAGTGGCTGGAGTTTGTCTGATATGCCGCAGTCCAGCGTCGTCTACCCCTGGAACAATAAGCCTCTGCTGCCAATTGATCGGGGTATTCCAACCCATGAGGAGATGCGCCTTGCTGAACTTCGCCGCAAGGACTATCTTCAGGCGAAAAAGCAGGTTGACGACCAGCTGGAAACGGTCAGTTCAAGCATTTACTGGCGCTTTGACCAGCGCGAGAAGCAAAAGGGCTTTGACAGCGCCCGCCGCTGGTTAACTGAGTCCGTGGTTAAGGTGATGTTGTCGCGCATTGCGCGTGTAAACGCCGGTTACCGCCTGGATGAGATAGCCGACGACGATTTCTGTGCGCTGTTTGGCGACCGCGCAACCCAATCCCCCCAGCATAATGGCGTGGTGGCCTTTTTGCGTCTGCGCACCCAGCGTCAGCGCCTGCCCGCCCTGGACAGCCAGGCGCTCAAGTCCCTGGCGAACGCCGCCGCCCATGTTGCCGCCACGGAAGTGGCCCACCTGACCCACGCGCAGGGCGATAAAAGCGAATGGCGCATTGTCTATGACCACTATCACCACCTGGCCCGGATCACCGCCTGCTGGGCCTGCAACCGCCGCTCTGGAACAAGCTGGAAAAATGTTTTGTTCCCTTTTATGCCCAACCGGCCATCAGGCGGATGTGTGATGCGCGGTGGTGGCTGAACAGCCTGCGCCGGACCGCTAACCGCTGGCGTGAACATCTGGCTATCGCCATGGGGTATGTCCATAAGCACGCCTCCCCGAACGTCAGCACAACCGCCTTGCGTGACTGGCACGAACAGCGTTACCGTACCAACGAGTGGCGTAAATGCATGGAGCTGGAAGACGAAGAGGGTAACCGTATCAGCCTGATGGATGGCTATGCCGCCAGCCAGGCCAATCCCGCCATCCGACGCACTGAGCTGATGGTACGACTACGGGGGTATGAAGACATTGCCAACGCTCAGGGCTATGTTGGCGAATTTGTGACCATTACCGCGCCCTCAAGCCATCACGCCACGCTAGAAAATGGGCGCGTTAACCGTAAATGGAACGGGGCCAGCCCGGCAGATACCCAGCGCTATCTCAATGGCGTCTGGGCCTGCGCCCGCGCCAAATGCCATCGCCAGAAGCTGCGCTTTTTCGGACTGCGTGTGGCTTTGTTGAATAAATCGAACTTTTAGGTGACTGGCGGCTCTGATCACTACATTCGTTTCAACATCAGGTCCCCATGGCAAAGCAAAAGTTTAAAATCACCAACTGGCCCGCATATAACAATGCGCTCAGGCAGCGGGGGGACCTGACAGTATGGCTTGATGAGTCAGCCATTGCTGCATGGACTGAGAGTACACCACCTGAACATCGTGGCCGGCCGCTTCACTACACCGATATGGCCATTACCACGGTTCTGATGATAAAGCGCGTGTTTAACCTTTCGCTCCGGGCGTTACAGGGTTTCGTTGACTCGATTTTTAAACTGATGGGGCTGTCGCTGCGCTGCCCAGATTACTCTCTGGTCAGCCGGCGAGCAAAAACCGTCGACATCAGCATAAAAACGCCAACCCGCGGCGAAATCTCACACCTGGTCATCGATGGCACCGGCCTGAAAATCTTCGGCGAAGGCGAATGGAAAGTCAGGCAGCATGGGGCTGAGAGGCGCAGAGTATGGCGCAAGCTTCATCTGGCAGTAGATAGCGCGACACATGAAATTATCTGTGCCGATTTATCGCTAAGCGGTACGACAGATGCGCAGGCGCTGCCCGGGCTGATTAACCAAACCCACCGGAAAATCAGGGAAGCGTCGGCTGACAGTGCTTACGATACGCGTTACTGTCATGATGCTCTGCTGAGGAAAAAAATAAAGCCGCTTATCCCACCGCGAAGTGGTGCGCAATATTGGCCAGCTCGATACCATGAGCGTAACCATGCGGTGGCAAATCAGCATCTGAGCGGCAATAACGATACCTGGAAAAAGAAAGTAGGTTATCACCGGCGTTCACTGGCTGAAACGGCCATGTTCCGGTTTAAAATACTTCTGGGTGGTCATCTGAGTCTGCATGACTATGACGCGCAGGTAGGTGAGGCTATGGCAATGGTCAAAGCGCTTAACCGGATCACGTTGTTAGGAATGCCAAACAGCGTCCGCATCATGTAACAATCGCCCTGATAGGGAGGAAGTCGTCACAAATTTCGGATTTATTCAACAAAGCGACTGCGTGTTGCCGAGCCGCATCATGACGGTACGCCGCACAGCCATTTACTGATATTTGCCCGCCCGGAAGACATGCCCCGCATCCTGGAAATCCTACGCGACTATGCCATGGCGGCAGACTGTGAGGAATTACGCAGCGCCGTCGCGGCAAGCGCCCGGTTTGACGCCAAAGCCATTGACCCGGAAAAAGGCAGCGCCACCGGGTATGTTGCCAAATACATCTCGAAAAACATCGACGTCTATGCCCTGGACGGTGAAACCGACGACGAAAGCGGCAGGCCGATAAAGGAAAGCGCGCAACGCGCCACCGCCTGGGCTTCACGCTGGGGCATTCGTCAATTTCAGTTTATTGGCTGCACCCCCGTCACCGTCTGGAGGGAGCTGCGCCGCCTGAATGACAGCGAAACCGCGCACGGCCTGAGTGTGGAATTTGCCGCCTGCCACGATACAGCCAACGCCCCCGACTGGGCCGGGTACGTCAATGCCCAGGGTGGGCCACTGGTCAAGCGTGATGATCTGGCGGTGCGCACCTGGTACCAGCCCGCCGAGGTACTCAATCAGTACGGCGAGGAGATGCTCAGTATCCGCGGCCTGTTCGATACGGTCGTTGGCGGGGACTCGCCGATCCTGACCCGGTTGAAGCAGTGGAAGATTGTGCCGAAGTTAGCCGTTGACGTGAGCAACGCGGACGCGTTGCCTCGGAGTTCTGTCGATAACTGTACGGGGGATCCAGGACCGCTAACCTCAGATTGGCGCACAACGCCACCCTTACCGCCCCCCGAGGCGGCCTTAAATACCCGCATTAAGAAAATTTATCGCCATGCAGCAGAAAAAGGCCTGGTTCTGAGTCCTGGGGACGCCCGATCTTTGGCTGAAGGTAAGGTGATGAAAATTGACGGTCAGCGTTATTGCGCCCTGGCAACCGGCGTATTGCTTTCTCGTGCGCCCAGCGCTGCTGAAAAAGCCAAAGCATTGATGCAGAGCGTCGCGCAGCTATGCAAACGGAAGGTGACATCAGGTTTGTATAATCCCGCCGGCTAACATGACCGCCGGGCGACCTGATGAAAATATATGCAAATAAAACAGATGGATAAACAATGAATATTCAAGATACTGACATGCAAACAAAGGTGATATACATTGCCGGTCCCATGACCGGAAAACCCGATTTCAACCGGACAGCTTTTTCCCTGGCCTATGTTCGGCTATCCGCTCAGGGCGCTATTCCACTCAATCCCGCCATGCTACCGGAGGGTCTTTCCGAGGCTGACTACATGCGCATCTGCCTGGCCATGTTGCAATGCGCCGACGGAATTTACCTGCTGGACGGCTGGCAGGACAGCGCGGGCGCCTGTGCTGAAGCGGCACTGGCTAAAAAGCTGGGCCTGGTCTTCCTCTTTCAGGCAACGCAGGCGGCCATGAAGGGGCGACCTGATGCCTGACATTATCGATATTGCCAGCGAGCGGGAGGAGTTGTTCCGTGAGCGCGCGATTGCTGAAGCTCGGCGGCGTTATCGTCCGATGCCGATCACGGGCCGCTGCTACCATTGTGAAGAGAAAACGCCTGGCAATTTTTGCTGCTCGGAATGCCGGGATGATTGGGGGAAACGCCAGTATGCCGAGCGTCAGCGCGTTCGCGGCGCATAAAAAAGCTGACCAGATAGTCAGCATCATAGGCAAATGTTTAATTTGACCTGGCGTTGGAGGGATGAGTTATGCTCATCCCTGTAACGTTTTTTTAAGCCCCCGTACCTGTTCAGGGCTAAGCTCCTCAAGTTTTCTGGCAAAAAACAGAAAGACTTCTTTGGTCTGCTCATTCACCCTCATGAGATTAATTTTTATTGATGGTTGAGAAAGGTCTGCTAATTTTTTTAATTCCTCCAGCGCCTCACCCTTAATTTTAAAATGGTTGGCAATACCTTCAATGAAAGGGGGTGGGGGCTGCGCGCTTACCCAGTTCGATCGCGGATACATAGGCAGCGCTTATGCCCAGACAATCGGCCATGTCCCTAAGCGTCATGTCGTGATCTATTCTTAGTTTTCTAAGATATTTTCCCAGATTGCTCACCATGCTCTCTTCTCTCTATATTCATCCGGTATACAGAGAAGCATGGTACAAAAAATCAACAAACATGGCTATTTTTATGCATAAAAATCAAGCGTATTTTCCGTGATAAATGTCGATGGCTGTTGCTTTCGGATGCCGCTATACTGCATCCATGACAAAAATACCTTCACATCACGACGCACTGTTCAAAAAATTCCTTGGTAATATCGAGGTTGCCCGCGACTTTCTCGCTATCCATCTGCCGCCCCATCTTCGGGAGCGTTGCGATTTTGCTACCCTTGCAATGGAGTCCGGTTCGTTTATCGAAGATGACCTGCGCGCACAGTGTTCCGATATGCTCTACTCCGTGCAGACCCCTGTGGGGAAAGGGTATCTCTACCTGCTACTTGAGCACCAGAGCCGACCAGAGAAACTCATGGCCTTCAGGCTGCTAAAGTACGCCGTCGCCACCATGCAGCGGCATCTGGAGCAGGGCAACGACACCTTGCCGGTCGTCATTCCTTTGCTCTTTTACCATGGCCGCACCTCACCTTACCCTTACACAACCCGCTGGCTGGATTGCTTTGCCGATCCTGAGCTGGCAGAATCAGTCTACAGGCAAGCTTTCCCGCTGGTTGATATTACCGCCATGCCGGATAATGCGATCTTAACCCACCAACGTGTCGCTTTGCTGGAGCTTGTCATGAAGCATATTCGCACAAGGGATATGCTGGAGTTGGCCGAAGAGATTGCACGATTGCTGAATCAGTGGACGCTGCCGCAAGAGCAGTTTCGTAGTCTGATGTACTATCATTGTCGGTCGAGGCGAAACATCAGATACCAGGCAGTTTTTGCATACCATAGCAGCACAGACACAGGATTATCAGGTGGATGTTATGATGATTGCGGAACAGTTACGGCAGGAAGGCATCAATAAGGGCATCTAGCTTGGCGAGCGGAAAGGCCGGCAGGAAACCCGTATCCAGATCGCTCGCCAGCTTATCGCCAATTGGCGTCGATCGTGCCATCGTCAGGATCTCCACAGGATTGACTGATAACGAGCTGGATAATCTGCCCAACCTACAATAATTCAACAAACTGTTAATGCTTCCTGATTTTCATCGATCTGTGCATGGAGCTTATTGCATTCATTATTCGCATTTTTGTTCCGTTGATCTAACCAATCAAGCACAGGGTGAATGGCAAGATGGCTGGTGAAACCGCAGTTTTTGCAGATAAGGCGATATTGGTAGTCAAGCACAGGATCGTGAGGTGCGCCGTTGGCATTAATAGTGATGTAATCCACATAGATAGGTAGGTGGCCGTCTATCGGTAGTTCCTAACCCTCACCCTCAGCGTTGCCTTGCCAGACCTGCGGTATGCTCATCTCTGAACCATGACAGATTGGGCAACGTAACTCAGAAATGCCTCTTTCGGATAAAAACAAGCAAACAGGTCAGGCGAAATTTTTTCCAGTCTTGAGCGCGTTGAGGGTTGCCCGCCTTCGCCCTGATGCATATTGGTTGGCATTGAATACCTCGTAAAAATACAAAACGTGCGGCTCACTTTATAGCGTTTGGCGTTCGCCTGGCAATAGCGATACTTCTGGCGTCGCGTCCAATTGTTTGGGCTGCACAAAAGTGCACAATTTTGCACGATTTTTTCACTGCGATTTTTCCCCTTTCCGCCCAGTGCGGGCGCGGGCTGGGCCGGGATCGGCCTCTGCACAAAAAACGAAGCGAATGTCGCGCGCAGGTGACGGGGAGACAGCCCGCAAAACGGGGTGCCAAAGGTAATGCGTGGACGCGCCATTATTCGCCGTCTGGCGGTTCTCTGTGCGTCTATGGGGCTGGGCTGGGAGGGTAAAAGGAGGGTGTCGCGTTGCGCCCGTCAGAATGGCGCTCAGGCGGTGATAGCGGGGTGTGATGCGCGGGTCGTCAGTGACGGGGGAATGCTCTGTGGCAGGCCGCGCCGGGCAGCGCGGCAGGGGGAATGGGTTAGTCGTCTTTAAGCAGGACGTAGGGTGTGAAGCGGATCACCTCCTGCCCAAGCCAGTCATTGATGTGTTTCAGTGCTGCCATGACCGACATCAGTTCATTAATGGCAAAAACGCGCGCCGCTTTCTCGACATCGCCAAACGAACCTTTCTCGCCGGGCATGGCCCCATCAACTGCGGCGGTACGCGGTGCGCGGCAAGGATATCGTCACGCGACACCGACTTGACGTTCAGGAATTCATCCTTGGCAGTGATCTGCTGGAACGGCAGGATTTGCACGCCGTCCTTGCCGCCGCCGGGGGAATGTATCAGCAGGTTTTTGAATGCGCCCTTTCCCCGTGAATCCGCCAGCGTTTTTTTCACGACCTCCATACTTTCAAGGTCAACCTGGGTGGCACCCACGTAGATAATGCACCCGGCATGAGAGCCGTTGTCGTAATAGAGCTTGCGAAACATATCCGCCGAGTGGGACAGGCTGGCGGAGAGTAACGCCCCCAGGTATTCCGGCATGCCGTAAATCTTCTGGTTGATATCGGGATTCAGCACATGGCAAATGCTGCCCGTTCTGAAAGGGTGCTCGTCCTGCCATTGCCGAACGAGCCAGTAGGTGTCCAGATCGTTACCGCGCCGGACATAGCGGGCGGGGGCATGCCGTAACGTCAGGGGGCTGCCAAGTTGATTGCATCGCAGTTCAAGGTAGGCATTCCCGAAAACGAACCAGTCCAGCGCCAGTGCGGAGAAGGTTTGGCGGGACAGTAAAGGGTTGGGGAATAAAGCAACCCGTCAGCACGTTACGTTTGAAGTACAGCGCCGACTGATGCCATGATGTCTGCCGGGATGCCTTCGCCAGTCCGCCCCAGTCAATGGGCGTCTCGTAATACCGGCCATTGTTCGCGCAAGCCGTGTTATCCAGCAGATCGTAATCTTCCGCCAGATAAGGGCCGTCAAAACTAAAAGCGCTCAATGCGGGATCCCTTTTTAGCGCGCCGGCGAGATCAGGATGTCTGACTGTGGTCGGCAAATTTTTTTTTCTGTTTTTCTTCATCAGAACTCCATGGCGAATCCACCGCCGTCGTCTCGTTCCTGGCCCAGCGGTTCGTTAATAATAGCTAGCATGGTGGCCCAGGCCAGATCGCCATGGCTCACGCCGCGGGCGCGATCGATGTCATAGGTGATAAACCCGCCCGGCGTTTTTACCTTGCGCACGGCATTAAAGGCGTTAATCAGGGCGCGCTCACTGCGATCATATTCCCAGCGCCCGGCGCGTATAATCTGCAACATCTTCAGTACCAGGGCGCGCTTGGACGACAGCGACAGGGTGTAGGGCATCGCCATCGGAAAGAATTTCTTCACCAACTGGTAAACGGCCTCGCCGTTGCCGCCCGTCACGTCAATGCCAATATGCTGTACGTGATACTTGAGGGTGAAGTTTTCAATAACCTTTGCCTGCGCTTCAAACTCCAGCCCGCGCACCTGCTCCGTTTCCACCGTGCGGAACTTGCCGCCGGGCACCAGGGGCGGCACTACCACGGATACCGCACCGCTATCGCCGTTGCCGCTGCTGCCATTGACATCGTAGCCCAGCCATACCGGGCGGTTGCCCATGGGGCGTGAGGCGAACGGCTTCCAGTCCGGCCACTCGTCGTAGCCGTCCGTCCCGCAGCTTATCAGGGCGTTAAAATTAAAGGCGGATTCGCCATCGCGAACGAACTCGCACAGGTAAAGATTGCGAAATTCATCCTCGCTGTTTTCCTCCTGGATGTCGGCAAGACGGGTATATTCCCAACCGCGATCGATAACGTCCTTCAGGGTAACAATCTGGCGCCAGGTTTTATCCGGGCACAGCAACCCGCTGTTGAGCGCTTTCCACGACACATCGAAGGCGCTGCGCCCTGGGGCGCTTCTCGTTCCAGCGTTCTCCGGTCCAGAACGGGTAAGCCTCGTGTGTTTCGGCTGACGGCGTGGAAAAGTAGGGGCGTGTCAGTCCTGTTAGCGTTGCCATGGCTGCCGCCACCTTGCGCAGGTTGGTAAAGTTACTGACCCAGAAAAATTCATCAAAATAGAAGTTGCCCGTATACGACTGTGCCGTCGCCGCCGACGTCCCCAGAAAATGCAGCTCGGCCCCGTTTGAGAGGATGATGCGATCCCCCCCTTTCAGGTCAACGTCCACCGCCTGCGCCGCTTTCTGGATCGTGTTTTTGAACCGGTACGCCTGACGCCGCGACGCGGACAAAAAAATCTGGTGGCGCTGCCAGGGGTGTGTCACTTCGGTCTCCAGTGCCCGCAGCAGGGCTTCCTGCGCGAAATACCAGGTTGCGCCTATCTGGCGTGACTTCAGTATCATGCGGTTGCGACAGTCTGCTTGCCGACACACCTCAAGGGAATCAAACTAGGTCCGCTGGTGTGCGGCGAGTGAGTCCATGATGTTGACCCGCAGCGCGGCAATCTGCGCCTCGCTGAAGTGGTTTTTCGGCTTGCGCTGGCGTGGCTTTTGGCGGCGTCAGCCTCTGGTCGTGGTCCGTCCGACAGTTTTTTCAGTTGCCGGGTCAACAGGTCAATCTCCTTGAAATCCCCGCCGGTTTTATCCTGCTTGCCCGTCAGCTGGACCAGGCGCGCGTCAATGGACTGGCTCACAGGCTGGACAGGCGGCGCGTTATCCCATGCGTCGTGTTTTTTCCAGGCGTAAAGGGTGTTTTGATTGATGCCCATCATGCGCGATATTTCCGCCGGCGGATAACCCTGCCAGTAAAGTTGTTTTGCCCGCTGGCGTATAAAAGCGTCTTGTATCATTGGTCCTCCCCGTTCATGACAGGCAGATGACCGCGTGCGCACGGGCGCTTGCGCCCCCTTTCGGGTCTGGCCCGTCTCCGACAACAACGCCGCATTGAGACGGCACTCAACGCTTGCCATCATGGGCAGACAGCACACACACCACTTAACAGGAATACCGACATGGCCAGCGCCGCTAAACCCGCTCGCAAAAAATTCCGCGTCGCCGTTTCCGGGGGTACCGTTGACGGGCGCGAAATCAGACCTGATCACCTCCGTGACGCCGCTGCACATTACAGCCCGGACGTTTACGGTGCCCGCGTCAACGTGAAGCACTACCTTTCGCCGGTCCCCGGCAGCGATTTCGGCGCCATGGGGGATGTGACGGCGTTAAGTACCGAAGAGATAAGCGACGGGCCGCTCGCAGGACGTACTGCCCTTTATGCCGAAATTGCCCCCTCCGAGCGCATGAGACAGCTCACTGAGGAGGGCAAAAAAATCTATTCCAGCATTGAGCTGCATCCACAGTTTGCCCTTAACGGCAAGGCGTATGTGGTCGGGCTGGCGATGACGGACACCCCGGCAAGTCTGGGCACCCAGCGCCTGAAGTTTGCCGCGCAGCAGCGGGCGCAGGTGATGACCTTTAACAATCAGCAGGGCGACGCGCCGCTGTTTACCGATGCTATCGAGGCGGAATTAATCGAGCTGGCAGAACAGCGCAGTGATGAAGGCAAGCAGTGGTTTGGCCGCATCATGGCGATGATTGGCGCAGGCCGGCACAGCGACACGGCGCAGTTCAGCCAGGTGCGCGACGCCGTTGAGCAGGTTGCGCAGTCTCACGCCGATCTGGTTGACCGCGTGGCCGCGCTGGCGCAACAGCATACCCGCGACAGGCGTCAGATCACCACACTGAACAATGAGCTGACTGCCCTGCGTGGACAATTACAGCGGCAGGATGGCGATCCGGTTTCGCGTTTTGCCGTCACCGGCCAGGCCAGTGAAACATTGGTAGATTACTGATCCACAACGAAGGGATAATACAATGAGCTTCGCACTTGCAGGCAATGCCCGCGCGACACTTGACCGGTATATGGCGCGTCAGGCGCAACTTAACCATGTGTCGGTCGGCGCGCTGGAAAAGCGCTTTACGGTCGCTCCGGCCGTCCAGCAGCGTCTGGAAAACGCCCAGATATTGAGCAGTGATCTGCTGCAAAAAATCAACGTGATCGGGGTAAAAGAGCAGGAAGGCGAAAAGGTGCTGATTGGCACCACCGGTCCGATTGCCCGCACTAACAGCACCAGTGACGGCACTCAACGCCGTAACCCGGCCACAGTGCATGATCTGGAAGCACGGCGCTACCGCTGCGACCAGGTGAACTACGATACCGCCATTGGCTATCCCCAGCTGGATGCGTGGGCGGGGCATGCCGATTTTCCGTTGCGAATCAGTCAGCAGATCGCCCGCCAGGTGGCCCTTGACCGCATCATGATCGGGTTTAACGGCACCTCCCATGCGCTGATTTCCAACTTTGCCAAAAACCCGTTGCTTCAGGACATTTTACCCGGCTGGCTTGCACAGATCCGCCAGAAGGCACCGCAGCGCGTGATGTCCGATGTCACCATTTCTACACGCGACATGACCAACAAGGTGGTGGGTGAAGGCAAATACAGTAACCCGGATGCACTGGTGCAGGATGCGCGGTCGTCCCTGCTGGAGGAGTGACATAAGGAAGCCCCGGATCTGGTGGTACTGATTGGCCGCGACCTGCTGAACTCGCTGCGTCTGCCGTATATCAACACCCTGAGCGCCACCAGTCCCAATGTTGAACTGCTTGCCGGTCAGTTGATCCTGTCTTCCGAAATGATTGGCGGTCTGCCGGTCTATGTCGCGCCGTTCTTCCCGAAAGATGCCATGCTGATCACCGCCTTTAGCAACCTGTCGATTTACTACCTGCTGGGTGGTCTGCGCCGGTTGATGCGTGAAGAGCCGGAATACAACCGGCTGGCGGTATACCAGTCCTCGGTCGATGGCTATGTTGTCGAGGCTTTAGGCAAGGTGGCGCTGATTGACAAGCTGACCTTTGCTAAACCAAAGCCGCAGGAGCCGGCCACCGATACGCAGAAAAAAGGACAGACGAGGCAGGACGGAGTATAATGCTCCCCGCTGTTGCAGAGCGGGCGGGGTGCGCCCCGCCATGAATGGAGAAGAGCAACGATGTTAACACCGGCACAGGCGCACTTTCAGCGCGTCATGGCACAACGGCGCGGGGAATCGGACGGCGCGGGCCGCACGGCGCACGGAGCGATCCTGCACCGCTTGCGGCTGGCTCAGTCGCGCCTTAAGGGGATCCAGTCCAGGGCCGTCAAGGTAGAGGTCAAGAAAACACTGCTGCCCGAGTTTTCCGGCTGGATAGAAGGGACGCTTGAGAGCGATAGCGGTCGCCAGGATGAGGTGATCGTGACGCTGATGGTGTGGGCAGTGGATTGCGGTGATCTGGCGCTGGCACTGCGGCTGGGTGCTTATGTGGTGCGTCATTGCCTGACACCGCCCGATAATTTCGGGCGCGATGCCGCCACCCTGCTGACGGAAGAAATCTGTAACCCGATCCTGACGCTGGCCAGTACCGAGCCGAATGCAGATTTATCCGGCTTCATTGCGCCGCTGGACGCGTTGTGGGACATCGTGAGGCAGCAGGATATGCCCGATGAGGTGCGCGCCAAACTGTGCAAGGCCAGTGCGTTCTCACGCCGTGCCAGCACGGATCCGGAGACTCAGGGAGACGCCCTGAAGCTGTTCCGCGAGGCGATGCACCTTACCCCTGGCGCGGGCGTCAAACGTGACATTGCCACCCTCGTGCGCCCACCGCCTGATTTTTCAGGAGAGAAACACATGGGCAGTCTTGTCGCGGGAAAACCCGTTTTGCCTGCAAAAGGGGATACCCCTGATGTGGATGATGGGCAAAGTGCCGTCAGCGCCGGGGATTTCTGGCCGCTGATCGTCCTGCGCGACCTGCGCCTGGCCGACCGCATTACCGGGGGGATCACCACTTCCAGGCTGATGCACGTCACGACGGAAGCCGTCGCGCATGTGACCGATCAGCTTCAGGACTGGCAGGCGCACCAGACGGCATCCGGCTACTCCCGCTTGCAGGCCGTGCCGTCAGCCCACATCAATGGCGAAAGCAGTAAGGTGTATCGCTACCGGCGTGCCGTGTACGCCATCGCCCGCGCTCTGGTGCTGGAAGGCTATCGTGATGTCGATACCACCGCGAAAGGGGATAAGGCCGCCGACGCGCTGGACGCCCAGCGTGATGATCTCTGGCGCGATGCGCGCTGGAGTATTTCGGATATCCGGGGCGTCCCGCGCCTCTATGCGGAGCTGTGCTGATGAAAGTGAAAGCCTTGCAGGGGGATACCGTGGACGCGCTCTGCTGGCGGCATTATGGCGCGACCTGTGGCGTTACCGAAACGGTGTTATCTGTCAATCCTGGTTTAAGCCAGGCAATCGCTCTGGATGCAGGCCAGGAGGTGGAGCTGCCGGATATTGCGCGCGACACACAACAGGAGCGGGTGCAGCTATGGGAGTGAGTCTTTTTCAGCGGCTGGGTGACTGGCTGACCTACGGCATGTCAGCGTGGGTGACCAGCATTGGCGTGATGACATTAAACGAAAAAATGGCGCTCGCCGGTATGCTGGTCGGTCTGCTCTTTGGGGCGCGCGGCTGGCTGCATCGTGTTCGCATGGAGAGAGGGTTGGCGCGCCGCAACGACCTGATTGCGCAGATCCTGGCACAGGCTTCGCGCCGCCCGTTGAGCCACGCCGAACGCCAGTCGCTCAGCCAGCTACAGCAGGATGTGCCGGACGATGAAACGGGTTATTAAAAAATGCGCGATTGGGGTGATCCTCGCGCTGGGTCTCACCCTGAGTCCGGGCGCGTTGCGTACCTCTCCCGAGGCGCAGCGGAAGATTGCCACCTGGGAAGACTGCCGGAATACCCCGTATTACTGCACGGCAGACGTACTGACGGTAGGGATCGGTTCAACGGGTGGGGTTGAAAACAGGACGTACAGCGATGCGGAGATTGCCCACCGCTGGGTGAATGACCTGCAACACGCTGAGAACTGTATTAACCAGCACTTTGAGGGTGAACACATGCCGCAATCGGCCTTTGAGGCAATGACTGACGCCGGACTGAACGTCGGCTGTACGGGCCTGATGTGGTTCACCAACCGCCAGGGTAGAAAACAGCGTACGACGCTGTGACAGCGGGCGCAGGCGCATCAGTGGAAAGCCATGTGTTACCGCCTGACGGATTTTGTTAACAGCGCCGGAAGGCGAAACCCTGGCCTCGTTAACCGCAGGAAAGATTTCAGGGGCTGGTGTTTGCGCGATACGCGGGAGGTGTCGTGAAGCTGGCGGGCATCCTCTGCGTACTGCTGGCGCTGACGGCGGGCGGGCTGCTCTGGCAGACGCAGCGGCACGGGGAAGCGCATACCCGCTACGCGTCGCTGTCTGATGAAATGCAGCATAACCGTGTGGTGATGGACGAATTACGGGCCATGACGGCGGACGCCCGCTAGGCGCTGGCGCAACTGCGGGCAAGCGAACAACAACGACAGAAACAGGGAGAAATCCGGCGTGAACAGATACGTAAAGCCACTGACAACGAGACGTGCGCTCGTACTGTTGTCTCTGCTGCTCTCAGTGACAGCCTGCAAAACCGTCAGCCCGCCCCCGTCGCTTCAGGTCATCTACGAACCCGTGCCGGAAAGCCTGACGCTGGCGACCTCCGTCCCGCCGCTGAGAGCACCGGTGACCTGGGGCGCGATCGCCCTGTGGAGCGATCGCCTGCGCGACGTGCTGGACACCTGTAACGCCGATAAGGCGACGATTGTCGATCTTGAGCAACACAGACTGACGCGGCTGACCGAGTACGCGGAGAGCGCGCGATGAGCGTACCCGCTGTAACGAAAAGGAAAACCCTATGCTAAAAGCCGATTCACTGCGTGACACCCTGACACACTCAATCCCCTGGTGCCGGGCGAACCCGGAAGCCTTTACGGTGTTTGTTGAGGCGGGGCATATTGAAACGACCGGCGAAACGCCGTCGTTTATGTACAGTTATACCCTGGTGCTGTTTGTGATGAACTTCGCCGGGGATATCGATGATTTTACCCTGCCGTTACTGGCCTGGCTCTGGCACAATCAGCCGGCGCTGTTGCTGAACCCGGAGAAAAACCGGCAGATAGCCTTTACTACGCTGATTAATAACGACGACACCGCAGATATTCTGTTTGAGATGCCGATAAGCGAGCGCGTGAAGGTGACGCTGGATGCACACGGCATTCCCCGTGCTGAGCATCTGCCTGAGCCGCGTCCACGCCTTCACGTCATGCAAGGCGGCTGGGGTGACCTCTTTGAAGGCGCATCGCGGGAGGCAGCAGCATGAGCCACGATCGTTTGCGTACGCTGGACGGTATTTTCAGCGACATCCTGAACGCCGCCTCGCCATCCGGCCGGACGCGCACCGCGCGCGCCATCGGCCAGGCCTTGCGGCGCAGTCAGCAGCAGCGCATCAAGGCCCAGAAAAACCCGGATGGCTCGCCGTATTGCGCTCGCCGCCGCAAGGTGTTGCGCGCCCAGCAGGGGGTGGTGTTTGCCTGGCGGGGGGAGATCCGGCGCCTGAAGAACTGGCACGGTGCACGGGGTCAATACGGGCGCACCCTTACCGGCTTTGATGAAGATCGCAACGCCATTCGCACCTTTTACCGCCACGATATTGAGCGCTACATCGAGATTAACACTCAGTCGGTACGCCGCAATACCACAAAGAAGGCGCCTCTGTTTCAACGGTTGCGTCGTTATCGCTTTCTCAGGATGCGCGCCGATGCCGGGGGGGCTAGCGTAGGTTTTGATGGAGTGGCCGCGCGTATCGCCCGTGTGCATCAGTTTGGCCAGCGTGACCAGGTTGGGCCAGGCACTTTCGCACACTATCCGGTGCGTGAACTGCTGGGTTTCACGTCAGCAGATGAACAACACATCACCGAGCAGGTGATTAACAGCCTGGGGAGGTTAGCGCGGTGAACGCTGAACTGATCCGTCTGCTGGAAAACCTGCTTCGTGTCGGCGTGGTGGTCGCCGTGGATGAAAAAAGCGCCCGTGTACGCGTGCAAAGCGGCGAGCTGCTGACCGACTGGCTGCGCTGGAACACCCTGCGCGCGGGCGCGTTCACGCTCTGGGCACCGCCTTGTGTGGATGAACAGGTCTGGCTGGGGTGATTGGGCGGCAATCCTGAAACAGCGGTCATCATCGGCAGCCTGTATAGCCACGATCACCCGGCGCCGGGCAGCAGCCTGAAGGACATCATACTGACCGCGCCAGACGGTGCGCGTTTAGCTATGACGCTGACGCCGGCGCGCTGTACGCGCAGGGCATGAAGACCGCCCACATCGTCGCTGAGACCCGCGTAACGCTCGAAACGGCCGTGGTGGAATGCACGGCGCATCTGAAGGCGCGCACGTTTGAACTGACGGCAGGCGGCACAATGAAAGGCGACATTGTGCATTCTGACGGCGCGCTGTCCTCTCACGGGGTGACGCTGCATACGCATGTGCATGGCGGCGTGCAGGGTGGCGGCGGCAACACCGGGGGGCCGACATGACCGTTCGCTATACCGGCATGAACCCGGACAGCACCGGACTGCTTATCGATGCCGACCACCTGTGGCAGGCCGTTCGTGATGTGCTGACCACGCCGTTGGCCAGCCGTGTGATGCGCCGGGACTACGGCAGCCTGCTGCCTGATTTGCTCGATGAGCCGGAAAACGACATCACCCGCCTGCGCTGCATGAGTGCAGCAGTGGTCGCGCTAGCCCAGTGGGAGCCACGCATTGCCCTGAAGGGTATCGCTGTCCATTACTCAAAAATGGGCGCGGTGAAGGTTGAACTCGCCGGGATCATCACTGAAACCTTGCAACCCGCCAGCACGACACTGACGCTCAGGAGTGGTCGCCATGTCAACCGTTGACCTGTCTCAGTTACCGCCGCCACACATCATTGCCGTGCCGGCATTTGAGCGCATTCTTCATGACATCAAGATTTTCATGATCGCAGCCTTTCCGAAGGCGCAGCAGGCGTCGGTTGCGGCGGCGCTAGCGCTGGAATCCGAGCCACTGAACGTGATTGCCCAGGTGGTGGTTTACCGCGTGATGCTGCTTGAGCAGCAGATCAATGACGGTGCGCCGGCCTGTATGTTAAGTCATGCGGTGGGCGCCGATCTGGATTACCTGGCGGCTAACCTGAACACCAGGCGTCTGGTGGTAACGCCTGCAACGCAGACCGACTCCGCCGTGATGGAAAGCGACACCGCCCTGCGCCTGCGGGCGCAAGCGGCCTTTGATGGTCTGAGTGTTGCCGGGCCGTCGGGTGCCTACGAATACTTTGCCAAAAGCGCCAGCAGCAAGGTGGCCGATGCAAAAGCGACCAGCCCATCCCCTGCGGTGGTGGTGCTTTCGGTACTCTCCACAGAGGGGGATGGCACTGCTGACGCGTCGCTCCTGGCGAGTGTGACGCGCGCCTTATCCGCGGAAGATAAGCACCCTCTTGGTGATCGCCTGACGGTGCAGTCGGCCAGCATCGTCACTTATCAGATTGAGGCGCGTCTGCATTGCTACCCCGGCCCGGAATCTGAACCCATTCAGGCCGCCGCGCAGGTGTCGCTTAAGGCATGGCTGGCACAGCAGGGAAAAATTGGCTGTAACGTGGCCCGCTCCGCCATTATGGCCGCGTTACATGTGCAGGGTGTACAGCGCGTGGAAGTTCTGACGCCTGCCGATGAAGAAATCGTGATTGATGATACACAGGCGGCGCGCTGCACCGCCTTCACCATCAACATAGGGGGCACGGATGAATAACGCTCTGCTACCGCCGTCAGCCAGCCACTTTATGCGTCATACCGAAAAGGTGACAGCGCGGATCAGTGATATTCCCGTTGAACTGCGTCAGTTATGGGACGCGGATACGTGTCCGGCGGCGCTACTGCCTCATCTTGCCTGGGCGCTGTCTGTTGACCGTTGGGATAAAAACTGGCCGGAGTCTGTCAGACGGCAGGTGATTAAAGCCGCCTGGCAGATCCACCGGCAAAAGGGCACTATCGCCGCCCTGAAGCGCGCGGTAGAGCCGCTGGGCTATATCATCCGCGTGATTGAATGGTGGCAAACTGGTGAGGCGCCGGGCACCTTCCGGCTGGATGTGGGCGTACTGGAAAACGGCATTACCGAGGCCATGTACCAGGAGCTGGAGCGCCTAATTGCGGATGCCAAGCCGGTCAGCCGCCACATGACCGGGCTGTCGGTCAATCTCGACGTTAACGGGCAACTTCCGGTCGCCGTCGGCAGCTACGACGGCGATATCCTGACCGTTTACGCCTATACCCCTGAAACCCTGAGTGTCACCGCCTCGCTCCCCGGCGCGGCCGGCACGCAAACCGCTGATACCCTGACCGTGAGCATCACATCATGAGCATCAAATTTTTTGGCATCCTGACCCACCAGGGCGCGGCCCGGCTGGCGAACGCCGCCGCACTGGGCACCAAGCTTGACTTAAGTATCATGGCGGTCGGGGATGGCGGCGGCAGTCTGCCGTTTCCTGAGCCGACACAAACTGCGCTCAAAGGCGAACGCCGCCGCGCGGCCCTTAACCATCTGAGCATTGACCCGCTTAACGGCAACCAGATTATCGCCGAGCAGGTCATTCCGGAAAATGAAGGCGGATGGTGGATAAGGGAAATGGGCCTGTTTGACAAAGACGGCACCCTGATAGCGGTAGCCAACTGCCCGGAAAGCTACAAACCCCAGATGCAGGAAGGCAGCGGGCGCACCCAGACCATCCGCATGATCCTGATCGTCAACAGCACCGAGGAACTGGCGCTGAAGATTGGGCTGCGAACCGCACAGGTTGCAGGGAATAATCGGAAATTGGCGCGCCTGCGCGAAGCGGGCAATGTCCTTTTCGCGGCAGTAGGCCAGGGGTCGGATGACGATATGCTTGCCGTCGTCGCTCATAAGCTTGGGCGGCATCCCTTTGAGTTTGCCGCCGTAAAACATATTCAGAAACAGGGTTTGCAGAATATCGTCGCGATGGTGGCCGAGCGCGATGCGCGTCGCACCCAATTCCGTGGCGGTGCGGTAAAGAATGCCCCGGCGCAGACGTGAGCAGAGCGAGCACGTGGTTTTACCCTCGGGAATTTTGTTCTTGACGATACGGTAGGTATCTTCGGTGACGATATGATATTCGACGCCCTGTGACGCGAGATACTCGGGCAGCACATGCGCCGGGAAGTCGGGTTGTTTCTGGTCCAGATTGACGGCAACCAGGGAAAAATTGACCGGCGCGCTTTGCTGCAAATTGCTCAGGATTTCGAGCAGGGTGTAGCTGTCCTTGCCCCCGGACAGGCAGATCATGACGCGATCCCCTTCCTCAATCATGGCGTAATCGGCAATCGCCTGGCCTACGTGGCGCCGCAGGCGTTTTTGAAGTTTATTAATGTTGTATTGCTGCTTTTGCATGACCACGGCGTTCTCAGCCTTCCTCATAACGTGATGACGTTGCGCGCGCCAGAGGTTTTCCCGGGGCGGCATTACCGGCGTATGGTACGGATTGTACGCGATAATGCCAGCATCGACAGACAAAAAATGCAGCCGCCGGCGGTTTTACCCGCCTTCTCGCGGCTGCCAATCAAGGCGCCCTATTTCTCTCGCCCTGGTGGGATGGGGCGCAGCGAAGGGGGGTATGTGCATTGCTGTCTCGCCGCCAGACCGCTCGCGACCCGTTTTTCGCGCTATCCGGGTTGGGGATTAACGGCGACTCAGCAATTCCTTGCCCGCTTAAATCGTCTAAAACTGCAATTTCGCTGCCGCAGAGATATTTCGCCCCTTCCACTTAATCGCTATGGTAGTAAAATGGATCCCCCCTGGGATGCCGTTCAGGGGCGGGGCGTATCAGGCAACGCGGCGGGATGACGCTCAGGGGGGGCGCATCGCGTAACAGAGCGGGATGACGTTTAGGAGAGCGACTTATTCGAGCCAACGCGGAGGGGGACTATGTTCAGAGCAATGACTCATCCATCGGATCGTGCAGGTGCAGATCCTGCACTTGCCGAAGGTGCTAAAACCACGGCCAGGATGATATTAAGCCGCACCGTTCCTGACGCCTCGAGCAAACCGCATAAAGCCAAGTGGCAAAAGGCCAAATGGTGGGTGTTGAAAAATCTCATGGCGGCCAGTAACCGACATATTGGCGCGTTGGATCTCCCCCATCTTATCATGAGTGATATGACCCTGCCGCGAAGATTAAATCTCACCGGCGCGAATCTGCGTAAAAGCGAATTTAACCGGGTCACTATGACGGCCGTGCTATTGTGCCAGAGCGATCTAAGCCACGCGAATCTCACCAGCTGTAACATGCGGCGGGCTAAATTGCGCCACGCAACGCTGTATCGCGCACGGTTGGACAAGGTCCTGTTACGTCGAGCGGATTTACAGTATGCCGATTTAAATCAAGCGCAACTGAACCATGCCGTATTGGATTTCGCCAAGCTACATAATGAATGCCAACTTCAAAATGCCAACTTCAAACTCACCAGCTTCTACCGCGCCAAGTTGCGGCATGTCGATCTCAGCGACGCCTACCTTAAAAAGGTCGATTTAAGCGGCGCCTGCCTCAGATATGCCAATCTGCGCAATGCGGATTTGCGCACTACTCACTTTCGCGGCACCTGTTTGCGCAACGCCAATCTGAGCGGCGCGCATATTTCTCCTGGCGGCATGTGCAATATGAATTTCCAAGGGGCCATTATTGAAGGGGACCTTAAACTGGATCTGTCAGCTGGATGGAGTCAAAAAAACGCCCTCGATAATTATCTTAATCCAAGCAATTACGCCAAAGGCGGTGGCGTCTTGCAGGCCATTGACAGTATCAGCACGGTTTATCAGCCGCTGAAAATCACGTTAATGCGGCAGATAATGGTTTCACTACAGCAAACCGACCTTTCCCTGGCCACCGTCGCCCCCGCGCGATTAGATAAACTGTCCAGCGCGCCTTATTTATGATGAACCGGATATTGCCCGCTGGTCACAGGAAATCGGCTCGCGCTTTATCAGCATCTTCGACACGAAAATTATGCGCCGGCAACAAGAAGAGGTGCTGCGCGTCATACTCGATACCTTCAGCCGTTACCCGGAGAGTATGGTTATCCATAGCGCCGCCTTTATCCAGACGATTGCCCAGGCCATCTATGCTCGCCGCGCGTCGGCGACGGTGCAGCAGGCGAAAACGCTGTATGCGCGTTATCTCACCCATCGCCGGATAGCGCCTTATGCCTTGAAGGAGGAATTTGGTGATCGTGCGAAACATGCACCCAACTGGCAGGATAAAAGCGCGGCCAATTATGTTTTCCTCGCCGGCAAACGCTCCGCCTACGCCCTGTTGTTATCGCAGGAGGGGCTTGAAAGCTTACTCGGTAGCGATCATAGCGCTGCGGACTACCGGCATTATTACCTTTACCGCGATGGCGTCCCCGTGAACCGGCAGGAGTATTGCTGGGAAACCTTGCGCCAAGAGCGCTTTCCGCTGTTCCAGTCGGGTTATCTGCGCCGGCTTAGCGAAAAACATATTATTGAGGTCTTGGCCCGCTTAAATCTGAGTGCCGCCACCCAGCAGTTGTTTGTGGAAACGACGAAACAGGCGTACTCAAACATTAAACTGGTGAGTCCTGAGAAGCAGTTGCTGATGCACGGCTTATGGGTGAACAGGGTTTATCGGTTCGACACCGACGGCAACTGTACGCTTGATGAGGGTTTTTATGCACGGCTGATGCAGTTGGCGCTGTTGGTTGACCGTTCACCTGCTGAGCGGGCGCAGGTGACGTTTTGCCTAGCCGCGCTCTTTGCCAAATGTGCCTCGAACAGCCTATTCGGGACCGAGGATGATTCGCCTTATGCATTACGCAGTCTCGCCTGCGCCTTCTTGGATCGGGCCTGTACGCTGCTGAGCCGCATCGCTCACGCCGCACGCGACTTCACCGTCTGGAAAAACGCTTTGCTTGGCCGCCAAGGTGAAGCCACCTGCGCCTCCGTCGTGGCCAGTGAGATGTTAGGATACGGGACGACGCATTTTCCAGAGGTATTAAAGCAGGTCATGCCGGTCGAGTGGCGCTAG